GTTGTGGTTTCACATTTGTAGCATAATTCCAACCACCATCTTTTTTCTCGCCTCTTCTACCATCAGATGTTCTAATTTTAGTAATTAGTTCTTCCATACGGTCTTGGAATTTAGTATTTTTATCTAAGTACTCATCACTCTTAGGATAATCGCTTACATCTAAACTGAAGTCTTCTTTTCTATATTCTTTTCCATCTGAACCATACCACTTCACTTGCTTCTTATCACCAGATCCTACGTGAACTTTTTCAACTCTTATTTTCACAGGTTGTCCGTTCTTTCCTCTTCCGTACCAGTCCTGATATACTCCTTGTCTGTATACTGAAGCACCAATTGGTTCTAGTACAGATAGATCACCAGTTTCTTTATATAGTTGTAAAGTTTTTGGACTATATGAACCCATCCACTCTTTTATATTAGCTGCTCTTGTTGTTTCTTGATTATCCATACGAGTTAACATATTCTTAACAGCAAAATTACCAGCAGATGCATGACTATATCCTAAAAGTCTACCTCCTAGATACATAACAGCTGCGCGCTTAAGTTCTTTAACGTCAAAGATATCTCCTAATAAGTCTTTAAAGAACCCAGCAACTTTGTTTTCTGGTGGAAGCTGTTTATAAAGATCTGTTCCACGTCCATCTTTATAAGCTTCTTTATATTTATTTTCAACAGTAGTTGTATCTTCTGTAACTTCAGTAGAATCCATATCACTAAATTGCTTTGATAACTTATCTACTCTATCTTGACTTAGTGACTCAGTAGTCATTCCTACTTGTTCAGCAGCTTTCTCTTCAGCAGCTCTAAATTCTTCAGCTTTCTTTTTACTCTCTTTAAGTTCTTGATTATTTACAGAGTCAGCATTAGGACCACCATCTAGGATTGCTTGAAGACTAGATGTATTATCAGCACTCTCAAACTTTTCTTTTATAGCTTCATGTAACTGACTCATCTGTTCTGTAAAAGGAACACCTTCAAAACCTTCAGTATAAGGAGGAGAAGTTAAAAGATCCCCATATTTTTCCATGTCTAAAGTAGGTACTCTTGTATCGTGTTCAATTTGGTTTGATGATTGTATTTTGTTTATATCTTCTTGAATTTTATCATAATCTCCAAGATCAAACATTTCATCAAGAGTTGGAATAGGAGTTTCGCCTGCTCCAGGAACATTAATACCTGCACCTGAAGTAAATAAATAATTTGAAGGGTTTACCTCAGGAGCGTTAGGATCTGTGTCTGGTCCTTGAATAGCATTAGTTAAAGGCGTTATAGACATTTCTTTTATTTTTGCTGCAGCTTCTTGAGGGCTAATGTTTTCACGATTAACCATATCAACTATTTGATTTAATGTATCATTATCTGTAGGTAAACCTACTGCTCCTGCGGCTTTAGCAAACTCATCACCATCTATTGAGGCAGCAGGGAACGGACCAAAGGCACCGCTTCTAGCTGCATTTAATAGTTCTTGTGTTTTTAAGTCTTCATAACCATCTATTACTGTATTAGGATCTAACAAAGTACCTTCATAAGGAGAAGAAGGAACGTTTACTTCTCCCATACCATACATTGCTTGCACAGGATCTTGATATCCTACAGGATTAACACCAAAATGTTCTTCCCAAGGAATTTCTTTAGGATAGGTTTGATATAAACTATCCATTCCAGATACAGACGGAGCACCATCATATATTTTACTTACTTGCCTACTAAAAGGATCTATTAATCCAAATGTATTCATATAATCTTGACCACTCTCATAGCCTCTTCTAGGATTTGCTGAACCCATAAAGTTCATTGGCATATCAGGTACGCCTCCTGGTCCGATTTTTAAATTTTGTCCAGGACCATCTGCATCTATTTCTACTGATGAATCTACCGGATAGTCTGGAATCATCAGCTCTGCCATGCTTAAATCGCCACTAGGGATATCCGTTTCACCAGGAACAGGTATAGCATTACGTAAACCTGCTAGTTCAGGAGCATTACTTGTAGTATCATAGAAGTTTTCACCAGTTAAATTTTTGTAATGCTTAAAAACTTTATCAGTATATTCTTTAGCTTCAGTAGGTACCTCATCCCAACTAACATCTTCCCTCATAAACTTCTTCATGTTTCCTGGGCCCCAATTATAAGCCCTTAAAACATCAGAAGGTGACCATTCAGGATGTGCCAACTGCATATTAGTAAGATAAGCTTTAGCCCATGCTCTAGCTTTTTCTGGATCGTAAGCGTCCTCTCTTGAAATTACAGGAGTATCATAACCAGCTGCTCCTTTACCTTTGTAAGTTTTAGTAACATTGCCAGCATCGTCTTTCTCAGTTAGTTCTCCAAAGTTAGCAGGCATAATTTGATAGAATCCTTCTGCACCTGCAGAAGATATTAACTTAGATGGATCAGTAATTTCTCCGGATTCTACAAATCTTAAAGCATCTAGTATACCATCAACCCAACTTGTGTCAGGAGCTGATTCAGTTCCTTTTGCTGCATACACTGGTCCACCTTCGGATTTTCTTAATAGAAACGGGTGAACTGGATAAGGTTTCCAGCCTATAGGTTTCCAACCCTTAGGTATTCCACCTGCATTCCTAGACTTATACGAAGTCCACAAACCAGCTAATGAAGCAGGTAATCCTATACTAGCTAACGCGTATGGAGCGTAGTCTGTAGCAGTTCTTGCTATATCAATAAAGCCTCCTCCATCTGCATAAGTAGGTATACTACCTCCTTGCTGAGCTTGGATAGCTCGACCTTGATTATTCATCTGATCTATTATTTGTTGGTTACCGGGAAGTCTAGAAGCTTCTGCATTAACTATATTCTCTCCTGGAGTTAACCAAGCAGGAACTGTGTCAGAACCTTTTGGTTCTCCTGGATGATCGTAGTTAGGTATCGAATCTACAGGAGGAACATTAGCTTTGGGTATATCAAATTCGAAAGACATAGAGTTTCCGTCAACGTCTTTCCTTATGATTTTCTTTAAGTTCATACTAACTCCTTTAAGTTCTTATGTTTCGTATACCATTGGAACCTGAGATACTGGCTTTTTTTCTTTTGGAGCAAGAGGTCCAAGCAGGTTCATTAATCCTTCTACTCTATCTATTACTTTAGGCATTACCCATGTTCCTGCGTCTTTAACTCCTTGTTTAGCAGCATTAAGACCTGCTTCATAAGCATCTTGTAACGCATCAGTATTTATGCCACCGATTCCAGACTCTTCCATGAACATCTCTCTACTAGCTCGCTTCTTAGCTTCGTTTAAAGCTGCTTGTCGTTCAAACATCTCAGCTTCTAAGCCCATTGGTGCTGCGTCTACTGGATCTCTAGTAGCAACTGCTGCTTGAGTAGGATTAAGCACTCCAGTTATAGTACCTAATGGTCCCATAAATTTAGGAGCTATGCTTAAAGCGTTAGGAGTTACTACTCTAGCTTTAGGAGCTTTGTTAATTATATTTTGTATACCAGTTGCAGGTTTTTCAAGCTGTGCTTTAACAGACTCCATAATAGGTATTGGAGTTGTAGGTTTATTAAACTGTCCACGGTAAGGAGCTGATCCAGGTGAGTAATACTGAACCTTACCACCTTTATTTTTGTAAACCCAATTAGTCTTGTCAGTCTTCTTATTATATATAGGAGTAGCACCTTGAGCTCCTGGAGGTGCAGCTTTTGTATTACCTTTAAATCCTTTATAAGGCGAACCACCTGTGTTCTTTAGCGTTTGCATATATTGCCAATCTGAGATACCACCTGGTTTACCCGCTGCTGTCAATGCATGAGACGCTGCTGGTGTCATAGTTGTAAAATTCCTATTGCCTACATTCCATGTCCACGAGTCAGCACCAATCGGATTCTTACCTTTATTAGCTTCAGCTGATATTGCCTTTGCAGCTGCTGAAGATTCTGCAGCAGGAAATGCTTCACCTGCCCATTCACTTACACCTGATACAAGGTTACTTAAGGGAGCAAACACAGGAGAATTAAATAATCCACTTAACAATCCTCCGAATCCTCCACTACTTTGTATATCAGATCCAACTGCAGGTCTGTCTACTTTACTTAAATTGTTTACAGCAGTTGATAAGTTAGCCCTATCTGCTGAACTTGACAATGAAGCCGCTTTATCAGGATCTGCGTATGCGTCACCAAATAAAGCAGGAGTTCCTACACTATAATACTTAGCTCCTAACGGGCCAATATGACCACCTTCATTAAGACGAAGTCCTTTTTTTAATAGTTGCGGTAAGAATTGACCAGCAACTTGACCAGCTATCATTCCCATAGGACCGAAACCTGCTCCTAATTTTGCTAATGCAGTGCCTGCTGTGGTATCCATAACTTTTTCCATTCCCACATCAAGAGCTTTATCTACGAACATATCTTTAGCTTGGCCCATAACTCCAGGCGGTTGTTGAATAATAGGAGCAGGAGCTTGCTGATGTTGTGGCATTGGAGCTGCGATATTAGCCATAGCTAATGGCGGCATACCACCTGTACCAGCTAATTGTTCCATTTGCCGTGTATATTCTTCTGTTCCCATAGGTGCTGTAATTCTCATTCTTTTACTCCTGCGTTCTCACTTAAAATCTTTTCAAAGTTAAATCTTTTCTTTAGTACTTTATAAATACCTATTAAATAAGATAAAGGAATAATTACTATATCAGCATACACTGAACCTATTGTTCTTTTACCATAGATCCTATGATTATAAAAATCTCTAACTCTATCAGACGACCATTTAGATCGTCCAATTATCCAGTTATCTGCTACAACTTTACCCCAAACATCATATCCTTCTTGCCAAATCATAGATTGCTTTCTATGCCAAGCACGAAGTTTTTTAACTTCTGTAAAAGTCATATGACCTTCGCTTTGTGCAGCAGTACAACAATGAGTTCCTCCTCCTGATGTAGTCTGTTCTTGTGGAGCAGATCCTAAGTATCCAAAGTATCTAGATGCTGCTGTATGAGGAGCATCTAACCTTTGTTGCGCATAGTCTCGTCTAGTAGTTCCTGCTTCTCCTAGCATCTTACCACCAGCATTAGCCAACTCTTGTCTACGACTTAACCAATCTCCTGATTTATCTAACAAGGCTTTATTAGTAGCTGCTTGAGATCTAGCAGATCCGAACGTTCCTCCCATAGAAGCTTGTCCTTGTAATCCACCAAGAGTATTTTGTAAATCTCGTTGGGCAAAACCACTAAGATCATAAAGCCCTTCGCCAGCCATCATTTGTCTACCTTGGGTTTCTTGAGCTTTTAAAGCCTCTTTTTGAGATGGGTCTAATCCTGCTACTAAGTCGCCAGGTTTATTTCTTGTATCCATATATTGTTTGGTAACATCTCCAAAAACCTTTTTTCCACCTGCATCCCAAATATCTTTAGATACTCCAGAAGTAGTCGTGCTTCCTCCTCCTCCCATTAATCTTCTCCTATTTTTCCGTGAGCAGAATAATTAATATCTGCATTGTATTTTAAACTTAAAAGTTTATTATAGTTTTTATTTTGAGTTTCATCTCTAATAGAGTCTGCTCTCCATCTGGTTCCACCATGCTTTTTTACATGTTCTATCATATCGTTAAATAACCTCACAACTGTATATGTTGGTTTAATATCAGGATCTATTATACAATCTTTAACATCCATTATAGTTCTTTCATTGTAATGCGTTTTAAAAGAAGCTGCTAATAAAAATCCTTTTAAATTACTCTTCTTATAGTCTAATTCAAAATCTCCTATAACAAGAAAGTTAGGATTACCAGCTGCTTGTTCTTTTATTGCGTTTATTAAAAACTGAATCCAACTTGCTTCATCTCTATCGTAATCAGCCATACATTTATGAACACTAATACTTTCTAAAGATTTCTTCATTAATAATATAACATCCACTACATCATTGTGGCCTATTGTTCTTATCATTTTTCGTCTATCCTTTCCTTTAGATCAGCTAAATCACTAGCAGCTCTAATGTCTGCTAGCAATTTTAAATGGTTTTCTTGAGAAAGATTTAGTTCTCTTATTATTTCTAGTAAAATAAAATTTAAGTTAGGATCTTCCGTTTGAGGAGGATTACTTATCTTAGGCATTATTTAACTCCTGACTTCTTAACTTCTAATTGTAAACCAGATACATTCCAAGCTTTATTGTTAGGAGAGCTAGAGTTGTCCGCTGATGCATCATCAACACGATAGTTTAGTAATCTACCATTGACTCTTAAATCTACTTTATAATCTGAAGCAATTGTGAAATCGTTAACAACCAGTTTGTTAGCTTTAGCATTACTTTGAGTATTATCTTCAGCGGTAGTTATATAAGCTTTTTCTCCAGGACTATTTGTTGTTCTGCTTCTAACTCTTAGAGTAGCTCTTTGAGGTTCTCCTCCTACTGTAGTAACAGTACCACCATCAGCCCATAACGCTAGACTATCAACTTGTTCAGTATCAAACGTAGGAGTTACAGACATCTGTTCTCTTTCGAAGTACGAAGTATAGTTTGATCCTGCAAAATCATAACCTAAGTCTGCAGCTCTAATCCAATTTGTAATTACACCTGCATCACTTGTAGCTGATTGTAAGAATATCGGAAAGATCTTATTAGGATTTATTTTAGTATTATCCCAAGATCTTATAAGATCAAATGTAGTACTTATAGTAGTTCCACTTGTACTGAAAGTAGGAGCAGCATCACTTACTGCAGAACCTTCTGATGCGTTAGTTAAAGTAGTTGTAGTCGGCGCGACTCTTGATGCAACGATCTCTGTAACCGGAGCAAACGCAGTTAAGTAATTAGCTGTAGAACTAAACTGACTAGGTGAAATAGCTATATTAGTAGGTGATGACGTACTATCAGGATTTAATTCTAATAATGCGTTATTATTCAAAGCTGTTATAACGTCTAATAAAGCTTGCTGCATACTCTGAACAGCACCATTAGCTTTTGCTAGTTCTGTACTATTTTGAGTAGCATCTGTATTATAATAAGCAGCTAAGTAAGCTGAATCACTTCCATGACCTGTCTGTCCATAGTCGCTATCATTCGCAGCTTTAACAAACGTTGAATCAGATATTCTTCCAGGCCCTTCACCATAATGTTTATCAAATAATACCGTAGATCCACTAGTAGTCTGGAAGGTTAATGTAACTCTTGTTCCTCTTGCATAAGCAATATCAACGCCTTCAGTAACTGATATGTTACCACCACTTGAGTTAGCTATTAGTGGACTAACCGCTGTTCCTGTTCTGGTGGTTCCGTTAACTACTGTGTACGCGAACGTACCGCTTATAGCTTTTCTATCAACTGCTGTAAAGGTTAATACAGCTCCTGATCTACCAACAGTAAAGTGAGTTGTATCTGACCAAGCGGCTTGTAAAGCGGCAGCTATATCATCAGCACTAACTTCAGCAGTACTTCCTCCTGAGTCAGGATCATAAGCAGCATAAGAACTAGTGTTGTCAAAGTTAACAGTGATCGCATTGCCTAAAGGAGGAGTTAACGTAACTCTGTCTGTAGTGGACGCTGCGGCCACACCAGCGCGCGTTTGAGCTCCGGTGAACGTACTGTTAGTAAAACCTGTTGGTAACGACCCAGCACATGTTAAAGCTACACTGAAGTTGTTTGAGATTACTCCTACGGCTGCAGATGTAGCAGTTACTAATCCTGTGGCTGTAGCTGTGGTCCAATCACTGCTTGCATTAATTAAAGTACTAACTTCAGTAACAATACCAGCTCTGTCAAATGTGCCATCTAAAACTTTACTTGATGTTGTAGCGTCAGGAAATGTTACAGTTAAGGTTACAAGATCTTGACTGTTGTCTACACCTGCTGTAAGTGCATTTACAGTGAGGTTCATATTACCACCAAACTCTGTTTCAGTGTAATCTGTTCCATCATAAGTAGTTTTGAAAGTAACAGTAATAGGATTATGATTACCTCCTATTCTTGACGTAAGTTTTACTCTATTACTATCATTTGTTACAGTATAAATAGAGCTACTATCACCATTAAATTGTGGAAGTGCTTGTAATTTAGCAATTATATCAGCTGCATGATTAGCAGTTCCTTGTTGATTTTTATTTAAAGTTATAGTTTGATCTATAGCTGCATGTATACCACTGGCTTCTGCCGATTGTATTCTCATAGATATTGCAGGACTTTGACTAGCAGATATACCATATACACCTACACCAGTAGTACTGACATTAGTAGTTAAGTTACTTGTAGATCCACCACTAATAGCGAATGTACTAGTATTAAATGTTCTAGGTCCAGGCACATCTGATGTTAAGGTTAATACGTTTGTACTAGCAGTAGCTGTAAAGTTTCCTAAAGCAGCATTAGAGTTTATATAATCTCTTACAGCAGCAACAAAAGTAGTCATATTAATTGTTGCATCGTTAGCTTGATCTGTTCCTAATATAGAAATAGCAGGGAAACTAACATCACCAATACCATGAGACGCACTACCTTTTATAATAGCACTAGCGCCACCATCAAGATAAGTACTCTGATCTCTATCGTAAGTAAACGTAGCAGACGAAGGAAATGTTAGAGTGGCTATTTGATTAACCGTAGTAGGTCCTGTCGTTCCTGTTATACTTTGAAACCTTACTATTTCTCTTCTATCAGTTTGGAATTGAGAAAATGTGTCAACAGCTACAGTCTTCTTAGCTTTAGTACCTATAGTAACCTTAGGGGTTTTACCATTTATAGTTACAGCTTGTACTTCTTTTCTACCTCTATTAGTATACCCAAATGTACCACTGTTTCCAGTTAAATGAATAGTAGCAGTAGGTATTCCTCCACCTTTTATTGGGCCTGTATCTCCTGACATAACGCCATTGAGGTCACGTATAGTCCAAGTATTATCTCTGTAATTATATATAAGAGCCTCGTCACATTCTCCTGCTTTAGAGTTTAGTGTAGGATAACATAACCATATCTCATTTTCTCTATGATTATTTAAAAGAAATAATTCTTTCTCATGGATAGGATTAAGGTTGTTTATAAAATACGATCGTACTCTTCCATCAGCCATTGATTGGATATTACTTGGGTTACCTACAAATACGTATATATCGTTATTGCTTACCACGAAATGCTTTCCATCAAATTCAAGAATAGAACCTGTTGTTAGACATCCATACTCATCTGTCACAGGGGAGAAAGAAACAGGAGCATTTATATTACCTGTTAATCTCATAACATGAATTGAATTAGAAGAATAGATATACATGTTACCTTGCAGAGGTTTCATATCTTTTATAGAGCTTGTCTCTGACAAAGCAAATTCATCAGCTGTATTTGCTCCAACTTTAAAAGGATTCCAGTTATTTGGGATAGCTCCAGGAGCTGCGACGTCTGAGGTTCTTACAACTCCAGACAATCTTCTTATCACGGTAGTGTTGTTAGACGAGTCTAATTCTGTAAGATCTCCAGCTACTAGCAAATCACCATAAGATTCTACAACACCTGCTCTAACATTAACAGGATTTCTAGACTTAACGGTAATCTTTAACGTATTAGTATTAGCTAGATTACCAACAACTATAACAGTTGTGTCAGTTGCTGTATCTGTGTATATTTGAAAGTTATCACCAGTCACTGAAGGAGTAGATCCAGGCATATCACCAGGAACAAAGTTAGCTGTGTTAGTCGTTCCACTTCCTGCTGGAGATCCTGCTTGTGCAGTCTTCGCAGTAGTTCCAGTTACTATAATACTATTAGCAACAAAGTCTACTTTCTGTCCTAAGTCAAATACATTACTATTACCTGTTACAAATGTATCGTTATGAGGTACCACCTCTGCATTATAACTATCCCATCCTGGAAGCTCAGCTAATGTAATATTATTTATATTAGTATTTCCTGGAGTATCTAAAATATAATGTGGCTTATCAATTCCATTATTTATAATAAGAGAAAATCCACCTGCAAAAAGAGTATGTTGCCACCCAGTAGCAGTATAAGCAAACCCATTACCACTATTTAAAGAAGCAGGAGTTATATCTTTTTTAGTTCCTAGATGATCTTGAATATAGACTTTCTGACCAATTGTAATATTGTTATTTAATAGATCTACTACGAATATATAATAACATCCTGTAGGTTGTTTATTTGGATTCTCCCAAGAAGCGAAGTATCTAACTTTACCAAATGATTTAGGACTTGATAGATCACTTGTAATATTATTTAATAATAATTCGCCTTCCATTTTTCTTACTGCGCCATCTTTAAATCGTACATTTCTAACGTCAGTAAATATATTAGTAGGTAATGAAACTGGAGGAGTATCTTTAACTAATCCTTTAGAAGCTATATCGACTATTGGAATATCTTCAGCCATTTATATCTCCTCTACTTTAAGCGCATTCCTTAGCCCCAGTCGTAGGGTCAAAAAAGCACGCTTCAACTTTTTCCGGTTCTTCAATTTCCTTAATCTCATTTGTACTCGCCTCTTCTTTTTCCACGGGCGCATTAAGGATTCCGTATCTTTTACCACTAAGTCTGAACGTTGTACATCCCTTCGCCCCGCCTTTCCAGGCATCCACATAAGTCTGTTGAAATTTATCGTATTCAACTTCATCCCCTACATTACATGTCTTAGAACAAGCACTATCAATATAATGTTGAGCTAGTAATAATACTGATAGATGTTCATCAACAGAAATTTCATTTGCAGTTCTACCTTTTACTCCATGAGAGTAAGCATAGTCTTCTACTCTTTCAACTTTTGGACCTTCAAAAGTTTCAATAGTTCTATCATAATAATGACTAAATACAGGTTCAATACCTCCTGAAACATTGTCAGCAACTAAACTAATAGTTCCTGTAGGAGCAATAGATGTAAGATGAGAGTTTCTAATACCATGATCTCTTATTAATTTTTTAACAGATGCTGGTAATGTTCTTACAAAGTTAGATTTCAAATACTCTGGTCTATATTGTGGGAATGGACCTTTCTCTTTTGCTAATAAAGCTGAAGCCTTATATGTATTATCTCTTAAACAAGCAAATACTTTCTCTGCCCATACCATAAACTTATCAGAAGCGTATGGTAGTAGTAACATCTCTCCTGCATTAGCTAATCCAGTTACACCAAGCCCCATTCTACGTTTGTCTTTAGCTTCATCCGCTTGTTTCTTTAGTGGGTATATAGTTCTATCAACAACATTATCCATAGCTCTGACTACGTCATGTATATCTTTTTTGAATTGATCGAAGTTAAAGACATAATGTTTATACTCAGTTCCAACATCGTGTTCTTCTAAGTACTTAGTTAGATTAAAGCTTCCTAATAAGCAAGCTCCATAAGGAGGGAGTGGTTGCTCTCCACAAGGATTAGTAGCAGCTATCTTCTCACAGTAAGAAAGATTATTCATCTCTTCTATTCTATCTATAAATAAAACTCCTGGTTCTGCCCAATCCCATGTGGATTCCATAATAACCTTCCACAACTCTTTTGCAGATATCGTATCATATACTTGGTCATTAAACTTTAATTGAAAAGAATCGTCAGATTCATTTATTAGTGCTTCCATAAATTCATCAGTTATTCCAACGCTAACATTAAACCCAGTAAGCTTATCAGAATTACGTTTAGCCATAACGAACTCTTTAATGTCCGGATGGTCCACCCGTAAAACGCCCATCTGAGCGCCCCGCCTATGTCCTGAAGACGCGATGGTCTGGCAAACAGCGTCAAATATAGCCATAAAACTAACAGGTCCCGACGATTGTGAGTCCAAAGATTTAATCCTGTCACCACGTGGCCGTATCTTAGAGAAGTCATAGCCAATGCCACCTCCTCTACGCATTGTCTCAGCAGCTTCACTAGCCTTCTCCATTATGCTATTCATACTATCTTCTATTTTACCTGAAACAAAACAGTTATAAGCAGTAGTGATTCTATTAGATCCAATAGCTGATTGTACTCTGCCAGCTGGTAAGAACCTCATAGTACCTAAGATATCTTCTAAACTATGTCTGTGATTAATATCATCGCTCAAAGCTCTAGATATTCTCTGTATCTTTTCGTTAAAGCTTTCTCCTTTCTGACGATACTTTAATTCGTCTATTTCTTGAGAAACTTTCTTTGTTGGTCCTATGAAATCTACTTGCATTTTATATCCTTTTAAAATAAGTTCAGGTCTCTAATAGGAGACACTATGTTCTTATTTCGTTAACCCTTTTTGCTTCTCATATGTACGTAATCCACCGATTCCTAACATTCCTCCTAATATAGGTAGTAATGTACTCATATCAAATTCAGGTAGATTAGGTAATGAAACACTAAAGGTTGCTAATATAAAAATTAAAATAGGTTGTAGTATAAAATGGTAGGCAAAAGCAACTCCACAGACCCATCCAATAAAAGGTCGCCATCCACCTTTAAATATAGAGCCACTAGCTGCTTCGGCTTTGTTTACTTCTAGTTGAGCAAGCATAGCTTCTTGAGCGTGCTTCTCGCCGATAGTCGCTATCTCATGAGCAAGTTTAGCTTTCTGATCCTTATCTTCAATAAACTTATCCAGCAGTCCTGTTACTGGTCCTATTAGATTCTGAAGCATATCTCTTTTCCTTTCTTGCTTGGTTTCTAAATTTGTTATATATTAAAGGGTGGTCACATGCATCGACAAAGAACTTTAAAGCATCATGTGATTGACCTTTAAACATTAAACGGTTATTAGCAAAGAAAGAACCTTTTGAATCTCTGAGTTCTACTTGCCAATTTTTAAATCTATATCCGTATGCTAAGCGAGCTTTCATATTATATATTCTTAATTATAATGTAAGCTATTGCTGTAAGCATAGCTACAATAGCTGCTGATCCTAACGTAACTCCTATTACGTTTATTATATATTCTCTTCTTTGTTTTGCTTCGTATATTAGTTTCTTTCTTTGTTTACGAATATTAGCTTCTGTCTGCAGAAGTTCATCCCAAGCTTTAGTGCCCTGACTAAACATAATATATGTCTTAAGATCATCTCTTTGTTGTTGTAATTTTTTCTTTGCAGCAAATGACTCTATCGCTTCCTGCTCTACGCTTTGGGCAGCAAACATTTTCTTTAACATGGAAGGGGATTTGGAAGATTTGTGAATATGGTCTACATCACTCACTGCGCCCATCCATCTTGATAGGTCTCCCGCCATTGCCTCTAAATCTCGGCCCGCATTAAAAGCCTGTTTGATCCCATTAAAAGCCGCTGTTGCTGTAGAAATCGCAGCGCCCACTGTTAACGGATCCATGTATTAAAAACCTCCTTAAAGTTTTAATATTAAAGTTGCAGCTAATATTAGAATCGTTGCTGTAGATCCCATACTCATAGCTTCTAGTCGCCATAATCTTTTATCTAATGCTGATAATCTTTGCTCAACCATTTGGTAACGCAATGCACACTCCTTTTCATGGGCTTCAAGTTCCAGTTCAACTTTTAATTCTGGCTCTACACTCATGCGGCTATTTCCATTAAAGTTATACGGCTTTCAGAAAGTGTTATTACACTACCAGAACTATCTGCCCTACTTTGTGTTTTATATGTAGTACTGCTTGTAGTACTTGGACTGTCTAACTCGTGTGAACTCCACCACCAGTAAGTCGCACCATTGCTACCTGCGAAGTCGTGACTTGAATGGGTTTGACCTATAGTGTAAGAATCGCCACAACCAATCACTGTACTCCCTCTAAGCAATTTAATACCACCTAGCCAGTTATCGGATACTGTTCTTGACACTTGTGCAATATGTGTAACAAGTACAAGTACTTTACTGCTTGATGACGTAGGAGTAATTGAAGCTAATAGACCTGTATCAGTCCAGTTACTAGTAGAATTAGTATTGTCAGAACCTTGAGCAGCAGTAACTGTTTGCAACGTAGAACCAGTTGGCATCTTTGCATGAGGAACAACACCTTGCCCAGTGTAATTAATCTTTGTTAGTGCCATGTGTGCCTCCTATGTTGCGTGTACCAATATAATGTTAATCTCTGAGTGAGATGGTTCATCAGAACTAGATACTGTCATTGACTCCTCAGAATTAAATGTAATGTCTATATAATCCCCACTACCATTAAGTTGAATTAGTGTAGTTGGTGCAGGAAGATTATTGCTTGTCAAATAGTCATCAGTTAATTGATAACGAGCTTCAATTCCTGAACCAGATGACCCATTTTTACGCCAAGTTATTTGTTTTTTAGATACAGCATTTCCTGATGACCTTATTGTTCCAGAACATAAGTAATACCCTGCAACGCTTGGAGTATATCTGTGATTAGTACTATCCCAATAACTACCAGTATCTACCACAACAGTTTCCCATTCAATAACTGTGGCAGTGTTCGCAGAAATAGATTGGTCTGTGTTGGTGGCAATAGCTTGAAGTATTAAAGATTTAGGTAACACTAACCCACTGCTATTGATAGTCATAGCCGTTGTACCGCCAGTGTGGGCTATATTGTCTACTTTTAAAGTACTTGTCATTGTGATACTCCCTTACGTTCAAAAAATACTCCAGTACGTTGAAAACTATTACTACCATACATTCCATTATCTGTTCCGGCTGAAGCTAAAACAAATTTTACTTTTACATTAGAAGTGTCAGTAACATTTACAAAAATTTCAGAGTATGCTCCTTGAACTGTACTTGTACTATCAGTTATACCTGACGTAGCTTCAGCAACTTGACTGTAAGAACTATTATTTAATGTAACATAAGTTTGAAACTTACAACCTGTATCATCAGTCGTTAAAATAAATGATGCCTGTGCTCTTACTGAGTAAAGACCTGTTCTTGGAAAACTAAATACACCAGAACTTTCAGTCATTCCAGTGCCTATTTTAGCCCAACCTGTTAAACCATTATTACTTGACCAACCTGTAATTGTACCGTTATTAGTTAAAAAATTTGCTGTAAGGCTCCAGTTATCTAACTCGTAATTAGTTTCTATAATGTCACCACTGCTGTTAATAGTCATCCCAGTAGTACCACCACTATGTTTTATATTATCAACCTGAAGATTTGTTGCTTGAATTATTCCTGACATATCTGTTTCCTCATCCTATTAAATGTCCACTAAACCAACTATAATTTGATTGGTGTGCGTCACAGTAATTTCCATAATGATAAAGAGAAGTAGTATCTCCAGCACCGCAAAGAATAGTAACAGTAGCTCCGTGATGTGTTCCTGTTTGTATATTGCCTTCATTGTAAAGATAACTTTGTGAATAAGCGTAAGCAGAGGAAGAACCACCAGAAGGAGCATGGGATATAAACCCATAGTGCCAGTTGGGAGGATTGACACCAGTAGAAAGAATGTGCCAAGTAAAACTATACAATCCAGCTACAGGACAAACAAAATTTGTTCCATCAAAATGGCTTCCTATATTATGTTTAGTTACGGTAAAAGCTAAATATCCATTAGCCGTACCATCGCCACCACCTCCAGCACTACCCCCCGGAGTATGAACATAAAAGGCTGGTCTATTTGGTATTACAACAACACCACCCTCTGTTTTTGGATGTATTTCATTTACATATAATTTAGACAATTGTAAGCTCCCCATTTATTGTAAGTGTAACCCCACTATTTATAGTGATATTCCCAGCAACCATTCCTCGTTCTCCAGAAGCAATCGTGACATTGCTGGTGATAGTTCCAGAGTTAATTCGTATGCCTTCTCGGTAAATGGTAGACGATAATTTTGCTCCACTAACTGAGCCATCAGTAGGGGTTACAGAGTTGCCTACCTCTCCTAAGCAGAGTATGTAATCGATCACATCAGACGAACTTAGCGAGTCAGAAAAAACGATATTTGTTCCACTAACAGTAAACGCATTTACTGGTTGCTGGGTTATTCCATTAAGACTCACAATTAGCTGATTTGCGCTTGCTGGAGCAAATGCCGCGCCACTTCTTGTCAAAGCATAGGTCGCTGTGGCAGAGGTGTTTATGCTATCCAGAAGAATAAATTCTCCTGTTAATGGCTCACTTCCGATATAGGGCATTAGTCAGCCTCCTTGATTGTTAGCTTTTTGTCTGCAACTTGTTTTTGTATTTCTGCGAAGTGCATGTTGTCGGGATCTTGTGGTACAGTCATTTTAACACCATCTATCGTTGCGAAAATATTTGGGCTACCAATCTTTCGGTCAATAGCGTATTTTGCTGATTCAATCTTCATAATAATCTCCTATAATTCTGCAATTAATTCCCAATCAGCCTTAACAGCATTACAGTCTTGTCTTCCATAATAACCTTCTACAAAAGTTTGACTACTGGATGATATTGCCGCAGAAAACGCTGTAGAATCAGAAGTCCAATTACTGTCGCCTGCGTCCCACCGATACACATTTGCAATAGTTTCTGTAGGGGTAGCTCTCATAAAACCAATAACATTAACACCATTATTAACTACATGAGCATCATAATTATTATCTAATCCTCTGTTGAATTGGGTTATCCAACCAAGGTGTTTCTGATAATACCTTAAACACTTGTCTAGTGTCTCTGCGTAGCTTTCTTTAAAGGTTTCAGCTTTAGAACCTTCATTAAGAACGACCCCTGTTATCTGCCAAGTAGCCGCATTAGTTCCAACTAAATTAACCGAACTGCTAGTAGTCAAATCCTTTGTGCTTATCCAAGACCCTGCTGTTGCTTGTAACCCTGACCCTGCACCTAATGAAAAATAAAGAGTAAGACCAATTCCATTTGTAGTAAGCCATGTACCTGACGTATCTAAAGCAACAGTAACTTCCTTCTTTTCCCAAGTTGACGCTGATGAAATAGCATAGGTAAAAACATAACATCTGTTTTCCGCAGAGTTTAAAAATGCCCCTGAGAAAGTTCCTGTTAAAGATGATTTAACCCAGAAACTTAGGGTAACAGTTTTTGCTGATGAAGTACCTAAAGCTAAAGAAATACAATTTTGTCCTTCAATCTTTTGTCTAATAATAAATTCTTCATTAGTTCCTGCTGAATACGCAGAGGCAGAGGTAGCTTTAAGACTATGCTTAAATCCTGTTGGTGCATCTGCAACTTGGGCGATAGAAAATTTACCAGTTACAGTGTGTCCAGACATCCATCTATCTAAGGTATAAGCTCCATAACCACTCGCAGTTGTAAATGAAGTTCCCCTCTGGCTAACCTCCATATCTGAATTTATTACATAGTTAACTGGATTAGGTTGCTCAAATGACGCTGGTAGTAATCTTGATAATGGCATTTATTTACCCTCCAATGCTTTTACTTTAGTCTCAAGAGTTTCAATCCTAGCCATTGCTTCTTGAAGTGCCTTAATAGCTTTCATATAGAGTACAGAATACTTTACGTTTTTAACTTTAGCTTTAGTTTCTTTAATAGTGCCATCTTCATTTAATGTTCCAAACTCTGCTGATGATTTTATATCATGTTCATCAGGGGAAGATTCTGTTATTAACTTTGCCATCCCTGCCGCTTCAAGTTCTTGAGCAACAACACCTATTTGCTCCCAAGCCTTATCCTTGTATTGGCGAACATCATCTTTCTTTTTGTAATTACGAATTTTTAATGCTTTAATATCATCCCATTGAGAATTAGCATCTTTTATATCTTGTTTAATTCTTTCATCAGAAGTTGAACCATAACTATTATCGTGATTTGCAACATCTCCATCACTATTAACTCTAAACCTTACCGCACCTGTATCTACTCCCATAAAAAAAGAATTACTAGCACCATCATGTGCAGTAGCATAATAAGCAACATACCCATAATTAGAAGATTGGTTACAGTGAGCGGCTACTACCCATTGAGCATTTCCTCCTTGCTCAAAAGTATGAAAACCTCCTGTACCATTAGCGGTAATTTGAGTAGTTCTTCCAACAAACAAAGTTCCAGACGAGTCAATTCTTGCCCTTTCTGCACCATTAGTATGCAGTTGAAGTGACTGACTTGAACCAGCTTCTATGTATGCGTGGTTTTGACTTGAACCTAACTCAATACCATAGCCTGTGCTAGTATGAAACTCTGCTATCTTACCATCTGCATCTCCTCGCCTTACATCTAAAACGGCTGTTGGAGCAGTATGACCTACACTTACTTGATTTGCACTACTATCCACCTTTAAGGTGCTTGTATCTACAGTCAAATCCCCAGCAATAGCGATATTCGTGTCCAGCTTGGCACTTGTCACAGCATCGTCTAATATCTTGGCAGTTCCGACACTCCCATCAGGAGGCACTACAGTCTGTATAGCTTTCCCTTGAAAAACAATGTAGCACTCATCAGAACTCGTTATAGCTTCTGTAAAAGTAATTGTAGTACCAGATACAGTATAAGCTTTACCTGATCCACCTTCTTGTCTTATATTGTTTACAAATACTTCTATCTCAGATTCTGAACTTACACTATGACTTAATGTATAAGCCGTAGCTCCAGAACCTGTAATGGTTTGTTTATCCATTGAAGTATAAGAAGTACTTGTTTGATTACCTACGTATCCCATTATTTACTCCTTAAGTAGAGATTGCATCAACTACAGAAACCCAAGCATCTACACTATTAGCAGTATCTGCTTGAATCCAAAGTCTGTCGCCATCTTGAACAACTACTTTAGCTCCACCATCCATTAGTTGTAATGCGCCTCCTGCGGCTATAGGAGCATCTTTAATTAAGTAATAAGTATTTGCTGCATTATTAGTTGGATCATCATCAGAGTCATCATTATAATCTGTAATAAATACTGTAGCTTTAACCATGTTAGTCGTTCTGTTTGCTAAATGTATCCCTATGATTGTATCATACGAATTGAAATCCGTTCCATCCGGAGCATCAGCTGCCGTTGTTCCAATGCTTCTAAGAGCATATCTTCTAAAATTTTGTGCCATTACTTTCTCCCATTATAAGGCTATTCCCATTGCGATAGTAAATCCTGCTGTTGGAAGACTTGCTACACTTGTTGCTGCAACTTCCCATGCTGAACCATTATAAACATATAGATCATTATCACTAGTATTATAATACAAGTCGCCAGTTGTCAAAGCATCACCATCGTTATCTTGTGAAGGCGCTGAACTTTTAGCTCCTAAGTATACGTCATCAAAAGAATCAGCTGAAGCTGCCGCTTGTTCTGCATAATACTTAGCTGAATAAACTCCTCCAGCTACAGCTGTATTAGTACTAAATCCAGATCCACCACCTATAGCCCATTGCTTAGCTGATCCTGCGGCTATTGCTGTACCTGATATAGCATAAGACTTTGCTGAATGCTCTGTTCCATCTACTGCGTCTGCTTCTACTGCCCAAGACTTTGCTGATCCTGAACCAGCAGTATCAGTAACTCCTGTTCCTCCAATAGCCCAAGCTTTAGCAGAATGATTAGAACTTTCTACAGCTCCATCCACTTTTAATGCGTAGTTTTGAGCGGTTGTAGCGCTTGTAGCGGCTTCACTAGCCTTTGTTGTTGCTGTACTAGCTTGTGTTGTAGCAGTAGTCGCTGAGTTACTTGCATTTGTTGCGCTTGTAGCGGCTTCACTAGCCTTTGTTGTAGCAGTTGAAGCAGAATTGCTTGCGTTTGTTGCACTCGTACTTGCTTCACTAGCCTTTGTTGTTGCTGTGTCTTTATGACCGCTTGCAGTTGTAGCATGACCACTTGCAGTTGTGGCAGAACTAGCTGCGTTAGTAGCACTTGTGCTCGCTGCAGAAGCACTAGATAAGGCAGAGTTTGCCTGTGTTGTAGCGCTTGTGGCCTGCGTAGAAGCTGTTGAAGCTGAAGCTGCCGCGTTTGTTGCACTAGTTGCCGCGGCTGTTTCACTTGCAGCGGCATTTGTAGCGTTTGTATTAACAGAAGATACAGAGTTACTAGCTGTTGTAGCACTAGACGCTGCGCTTGTTGCGCTTGAAGCTGCTGCAGTTGCGGAACTAGCTGCTGCAGTTGCTGAAGCCGCTGCTTCTGTAGCTTTCGTTGTCGCTGTAGTTGCTTGTGTAGTAGCTGTAGCTGCTTGAGTTGTAGCGGTCGTTGCAGAAGTTTGTGCACTTAAAACGTCTGCTGCTACTAAATCTGGAATCCCGTCAATTTTCGTGTCTGTAAATAATCCACCATTAGCCGCATTATCTGTAGCACCAGTAAATTGGCCGGGTCTAGCTGCTGTTGTCATATCAATCCTCTCCCGTTAAAATTGATTTGTATATTACCGCCTGATGCGTTGCGTTTAGCATCTTCATCGTTCAACTGTGCAATCTCATCTACAAACATTTTTTCGTATTTTAGAGCTTGTTCATCATCTTGGACAAAGGCAAACACTTGGGCTAACGCTCCGTATAATAGTATCCTCTCATTTTCATCTCGTAACCAGTTAGGGACGTCTGTTCCTATATAGTTAGCTGTATTTGTTCCTGCACCATCTGCAGCAGCAGTTGCTTCTGTAGATGTAGCGTAAGCGGTTGTTGTGTTACCGTTTACAAAATATAACGCAGTTGTTCCTCCTGACGTAGTAAGAAATCCTGCAGAATAGTTAAGGGTAGTCACAGCATATTTTGCGTTTAATGCTGGTAATCTTCTATAATATAGTAGTTCAATAGAATTAGCAGGATTACCTAATGTATTTTCTCCAAAGCCTGGAGAAAGAATTAATACATTTTTCTCTCTTGTAAAATAATTATTTCCAGTATATTTTTCTGCGCCAGGATCATTGAAAGTTCTTACATCTACTTTTTCGTTCCATACTCTAGTTGGTAAACCTGAAGAATCTAGTTCTTTTACTTGTATAATCTCTATCAAATCAAAAGGAACTTTTATTTGTGTTCTGCTTTGATGATGGGCACTAGCTCCAATAGTTCCTGAATCCAATAGTGTTTTTTCATATACTGCAACATTTTCTAGTGGAGGTACTCTTAAAGTTCTATATGCTTTGTCTGCTGCGTATTTTAAAGCATCTTGAATTATAGCATCACTTACAACTTCTTCATCTCTATTAGACCAACTACGAACTAATGCTGTTAGCTGAGTATATGTTAAAGCCATTATATTCTCCTATGTGTTAATCAATAGATCAGGATATTCAAGCTTTAATATAACTTTTAACTTTTTCATATTGTTAGAATCTTGAGAAAACAAAGGATCATGAAGATCTATATGATGATCTTCTTTTATTTTTATAGCAACTATATCTGGTATAGTAGCCATCTTACGATATCCTTTATATTTTGTTCTTCCAAAATAACTCTGCTTGTCTCTTTCCTCTTTTGCATGATCTTTGTATTGTTGAATATTTTGAGTAGCTTGCCATTGTCCTGATTCTAAATCAAAGCCTGCTTTTATAGATTCCTTAGGCGCAACTGTTGCACTTGAAAAATTAAATTCCATTTGTTTAGCCATAATTACTCCTAAGTTGCAGGTTCTGTAATGGCAATGAATCTACCAGTCTTACCAATATAACCTAGTAAATCTCCAGCTGTTGCTGCTGCTGGATTATCAGTTAATCCAGGATTTGGTTCAGCACCTGCTGATTCAGTAACAGTCATAAGTGATAGATGAGTTAATTTATAACCACCACTTGTTGCTGCACCTATTCTGTATACACACCTTTCTACTGGATATATATTTCCATTTGCTGCTTTAATAACGTACATTTTTCCCTCCGTTAAGTTAAAAAATAAGGGAGGATCGTTAGACCCTCCCTTAAAAATGTCTTAGTTAAGACCGTAAATAGCACCGCAACCTTTTGGATTACGTACTTCGAGTGTGCACTCTTCAACCATCATTCCTTTGGTTGAGTCACCTTGCTGGCCTACATCCACCTCTTGTAGAGATCGTAGATATGCAGTTGAGAACCACATTGGATCATAGATATATGCTGCATAGTCAGCCATATCTGGAATTCCATTACCAGTAAATTTAGTAGATGCGTGACCATCACCTAAGATAGCAGCATGGTTATTAGTTAGTCCCATGATATAATTAGGCACAACCATAATGTCGCCAAAGTCAGACATATATACGTCAACAGATTGACGAAGTTTTCCGTCAGCATCCATATTACGTCTTACGCCTGTATCACTAACCATTAGGTCAGAGAAGTCTCTGCGCAACTTAGGTGAAAGCATAACTTTAGAAGCTTTACCACCTTCCTCATAGATCTTTTGCATAACAGCATCAATATCTGTTAAAGCAAGAGAGCCTCTTGTTGGAGCAGTAGTGCCAGCATTGATGCTAGCTCTAGGAATAGCAGTACCTTCATTATCAGTACCTGCGCCTGTAGTAGCAGCAGATGGAGCTTCCCATTGACCTACATAGTTACATGTAGCTGCACTGTTAACGAATGATGAATATCCGCCAGCTGAACGTGAGTTAGCGTTCTGAGAACCAACAGCGTTAGAAACGTTGTGAGCATGAATCATATCAAATTCAACGTCACGTCGAAGTTCAGTACCACGCTTTTTAAGTTGATACGCATATTCGTCAGCTACACCAGCCTGATCAACAGCTCGTCTAGTTCCTGACACAGCAATAGTTTTACCATTGATCTGTGTGTAGTTACCTAGTCTGGTTCTGTGAGGACCAGTAATAGCAAATTTAGCACCAGTAGCAGGTGTTGCGCCTGTACCACCACTACCATCATCAGTAGGAGCAATCCAGTCAGTACCTTCACCGATACGTGAATTTCCAGGAGCCTCTAATGCGTCTGTTTGCCATTCATGATAAATAGCAGTCGCTTTAGTTTTCCCGATCGAAGATGTAAAAGGAGTTTCGTCCCTTGTAATCATCGATATAAAGTTAGCAAGGTCCTCTCTTTCCGAGACATCCTTGTTTGTAGCACGCGCAGGACCTGCTGGTCCTCCTGTTCCGCGTACACCAAGATTATTAGCCATAAGTATTACCTCCCAAGGCTTGAGTTAATATTAAATATTACTCAGAGATCTTTCAGCCATAGACCTTAAAAAATCTTTTTCATCACCTGAATCACCTTTACCACTTAGCACTTTAGATCGTAGTACAGTTTTAGCATCCTGTTTTTGTTTATTTACAGATTTAGCTTTACGTACTGGAGCTCTTTTAGCTGGAGCAGCTTTGCGCTTTACAGCACCTTGCTTTACTCCTTGCTTAAGTATTCGATAATCGTCTACAAATTTTACAATTACAGGATCAGTTATGGTACCTAATAGTTCTTCATTTATTCCTTCTGATAAAGCAAAGTCTCTAATAAGAGAAGCCCTTTCTTGACCATAGTCAGGTATAAGTGTAGAAATGGTTTCATTAAAGTTTTGGATTTGTTCGTTCCATACTTTTTGATTCTGTTCATTAGCTTGCTGTTGTAGGTTTTCTGTGAGTTGTTCACGACCTCTTCTTGCTTGCCAATACTGCTTTTGTACTTGTTCACGCTGATCTTTTAACTCACTCATTTTAAAAGAGTCATTCTCTTTACGTGCTTCGGTAATTGATTTTTCAACTTCATGATATTGATTAGCTAAGTTCTTTTCACTTGAATAAAGTACAGCTAAACTAGCTTCAGACATTTGTCCTAGCTCTTTAAACTTATTTTGATACTCGTCTTCAAGCTGCTTCCTAGCATCTCCAAGTTCACGACCCTTTTTAGAAAGAGATTGTTCAGTAGAGTAACCTTTAATAAGATCACTAAAAGATACTTCGGTTTCTGTACCATCAATTTTGACGGCAACCTTAGCATCTAAGTCTAGTTCTTCTTGAGAATAAACTTCAGAATTTTGGGTAGCGGCTTCTTCAGCGGCATCCTCACCTGTAGTCTCTTCACTTTCAGATTGGACTTCTTCTTCAACTTCTTCACTAACAGCTTCTTCAGATTCTTGGGTCTCAACTTCCTCTGTTTCAGCCGGATCTAACTCAGGCACTTGCTCTTCGGGTAGAGATTTTTCGTCGTTCGGAACAAAATCCGAATTACGAACAATGTCAGCCAGCAACTGATCTGCGGTTTGATCTACATTAGCTTGGGATTCATCCATTTGGGTAGAGTCCACTCTTGCTTCTGTATTACTATCCATTCGCTACCTCCATTTTCGGGGTTGGCTTTGAATTCTTTAATTCCTTTTTATAAAAATCCTTTAAAGTATGTAAGTTAACAAGCAAACTACAATTTAATTTAGTTTTACCTGCAGATCTCATTGAATCATACTCTAAAGTATTAATCATTGTCTCTATATTTTCCAACAAATCTTTGTGGTTAATTTCCCTCACCATCATCCTCCTTCATTAGTGGTACATTTTTTCCGTAAGTTTCGAAAGCAATCATCTTTTCTTTGACACTACCTAGTGCCATAGCAGATGCATATAAAAACTCTCGAGACTTAGTTTCATGAGGCTCGGTTTTTAACCATTGTAGAAAATAGTCTACTAATATGTCACCATATACTTCAGTGAAAAATCCATCCCGTTCCTTAGCTGCAAAAACTCCTTTAACGTGAGATTGTCTTGCTATTTCTTCAGGATGGATTTTGTGATTTCCATATGACTTAGTATTTCCTAGCCTCTTCTCAGCTGCGTTCTTATACTTATCCATCTTAGTCCTTTAGTTAATCGTAATCTTCCTAGGTTTCTTTTCCTCTGGAAGTATTTTTTCTAGTTTAATAGATAATAAACCATTAATTAGCTCTGCGTCTTTTACGACAACATCTTCCGCTAATGTAAACTTCTTATCAAATTTTCTATAAGAGATTCCTCTGTATAGATTATCATCACTTTGTTTGTTTTCTTTAATAGACTTAACTGATAATACTCCATCAGCAACACTGATTTCTATTTCAGTTTTATCAAAGCCTGCTAAAGCCATTTCTATTTTAAAATTTTCAGCACTTTCCTTTATAATATTATATGGTGGATAAGTATCTGTATTAGTATATTTACAAGTTTGATTTAGTCTTTCTACTAATGTATCAAATCCGATAGCATAAGGTGTATGAAAATTAAAAAAATCGATAATATCTGAATGTCTCATTTGGTTCTCCTCTTTAAGCAAGAATTATAGCGACGTCCCATTAGGCAACGTCTAAGTTAAATTTAAGCGATAAGTGTATTATATACCAGTTCACCGCTTTGTGCACAGGTACCGTGCGAAGTCTTTACACTTGTTAATGTTTGTGCGCCATCGTTAAGACCTGTTACTATTGTATAGTCTTTAGGTCCTAAACTAATGCCTGATTGTACGACTGTTCCGGCTGTAGCTACGTCGAAAGTAATAGCTCCATCACTGTGATTAGTAACCATAATGCTCCCAGCGGCTGAGCCGGCAGCAGTAGTTACAGTTCCTGATTGAGCGGCACCAACGCCTGCAGCACTAAGTGTTACTGTTCCCATTAGGGTTTCCTCCTAAAATTTGTTTTGCCATCATTAATATTTCGTTGTAAGAAGGATGTTGTGGCATTTGAGTTCCTTCTTTAGCAGCTTTAATACTTAACTCTGCCCATTCTTGAAAATGTTTATCTATAGATACGGCTAGTTGTCTAGCATTATCATCTCCGGTATTTTTAGCTTGTGCTGCAGTATAAGCTACGTTAGCTTCTGCTAAAGCTACATCTGCCTGTTCTTTCTTATTAGCTGTTTCTCTTTGTGCTTGCGCAGCTTCAGATTGTGATCTACTAGCTTCTTCAGCTTTTTGTCTAAACTCATCTGTATTATAGTCTTCTAAGAAATCATTACTATCTAAATTCATAGCTTCTATTAGTTTTGTAGCTAATACGGCTGGTGCTTCTGGTTTTATAACCATACCAGCACCTTGGTTGTTTAAAGCTGGAAGAACTTCTGCGCCTATAACTTTAAGTTTAGTTAACTTAGTGTTATTACTGTTTTCTCCTATATCAAGAAGAATTTCAACATCCATCTTAGATGGTAGTGCGTTCATGTCTACTGTTTTTTGAATACCATTCATACTATATGAAATCTTTCGCTGCATATTTTTATGCATTGTTTGGTAGACTCCAGCGATTAACCGCTTAAATCCAGTTTCAGCAAAGCGTCGCGCAATATGTTGGATGCGCTTCTGAGCGGCTGATTGGACAGCGGAAAACTTTTGTTCCGAATTTCCTGAAACATATAATGTATCATTAAGACCCTGTACAGTTTTGCTCATACCTGTAGCTTGTTCTTTTATAGTTTGCAAGTGATCTAATAAAGGAACTGTACCTGTTGAAATAGTTTCAGGAGGTAATGTACTAACAGCTTGAGCTGGATTACCATTTGTAGGTATTATCTGCTTTGGCTTCATATTTTGTAAAGCAGAAAAATCTACTATATTAGGATCAGCTAACTTTGGTGCATAATTAGTAAGATAAGTATTTTCTACAAATCCTCTTAATATTGCTGTAGAAGCTAATGTAGAGCTTCTAGTGAAGTCAGCCATAGATAATCCATAGAATTCATGAGGTATATCTATTGGAACTATTGAAGCTAGAGGTATCTCTTCCACATCATTCTCTTGAATAATATGAGTACCAATAGTCATAACATGCTTTAACTCAGCAATGCCATCACCATCTCTATCTACTCTAATCCAGCACTCAGTAACATTAACACTTATATTAGCTTCTAATGACATATCGTCAGTAGATCCTACAGAACTTTGCCAATACTCTTGACCTGTAACTGTCTTTCTAGCAGCTACATCTTCAGAGTATTTTGTAGAACCTAACCAAGCAGTATCATGTATATCATCAAAATTTATATCATTAGAGAGATCAGGATAGTACTTTCTTATTTCTGATCTAGAGATTTGTGTTTGTATTCCTACGAATTGTGCGTCTTCTATAGCTGTTGCATCTCTTGAGATTCTAAAATTTTCAGGAGGAACTAACTCTAATTTTACTTTTGACTTATCTATTCTTTTTCTTATTCTTACATTAGTATAAACTAACTCTACTTCATTTTCATTAGGATCATCGGTTAATATTGTTTTATTTTCAAAGTTCAATTCACCAACGATCTCTACATCTTCATCAGATAAAAGCTCGTCAAGTTTTACTTGTGATATTTCTTCGTAATCTTCAAAGATGTAATCAAAATCTTCTATATAATCCCATCTACATACAGAGTTTTTCCATAGTAGAGAAGATTTAATCCATTGGGATATTAATTCCCATCCATTATTCTTTCTAAACATACAGTAATTAACTATATCACTAGCATCTTTAGCTGACTTAAAAGCTCCTGGACTATCGTCATAAGGAACAAATCTAGCTAATCTATGGTTAGATAGAAATAAATCAGAAAGAATCGCAGTGTATGCTTCAATCACTTCTGTTGTGGAAGTATCAACAATAGTAGATACTCCTTGTGGTGACAAATGATCTGCAGCTACGCCTGCATATTCATAAGTTGCTTTCAGTCTTTCTCTTGCAAGATCCGCACTATTTAAAAAATCACCAGTACTACTTTGAACACCTTGTTCTATAAGATTTATAAGTTGTTCGTCTGTCACTGCCTCTTTATAACCATGAGAACTAGCCATTAATATTTACCTCCTATAGAAGAATATATCTTAGCTGCTTTTTCTAAGTCAACAGAAGAATACTCTTTAGGTTTAGGTAATCTCCGTTCCATCTCACTTTTTGTTGTACGATTCTTTTTTGGTTTTGGTTCAACCAACTTTTGAATATATCTCGACATGATCCGCTCCTGGGTTCAATCAATCATTTGTTTTAATTAAGTTCGAAATGTGGACCATCAATAAATGGTCGTCTTCCTTCTGATCTACGTAGGTCAATGTAAGCCATCATAGCTTCTTCCATTGTGCTATTCCATGTAGATATGTCATTTATATGCCAAGCTGCTCCCCACCTAATCTTAGTTCCAGATTCTGTTGCTGCCCACTTCATAGCATCAGCTAAGTCATCGTACAGGTTGAGTTCCCAACTTGCCTTTCCGTCTACGTAAGCCATTAAGTCCACTGCGTCACCCGTTAGGTGTTTGGATTTCATAGTCTGTGATTTGCCTGCGTCAAACAACTTCTGCTGTTCTTCTTGTGTCCTCATTCCGTAGATGACACCGAAGTCGATTTTTGTGAGTTCTATTGCTCTTTTAACAACTTGTACTAAATCTTCGTTTACTCCCTCTAGTTTACTTAAAGATCTTTGTGATAAAGAAAAAGCCATAATATCTCCTTTTATTTACTTCTGTTAGACATCCATGCAGATGTTCCCATATAAGCACCAACTATACCTGCTGCAGATATATAGAATAAATTAGATATATCTGATAAAGCTTCTACTCTTTCTAATGGTATTATAGGTAAAAACATAAGGAAAGTAAAAGCTCCCATAGCTATAAGACTTCCCGCGGCCATACGTCTCTGCGCTCTCTGTTTTCGTAAGTCATGTTCCATAGTTTTAATTTCTTTCACATGTTTAAGTTCTTCGTCAGTAACTACTCCATCACCATCTTCATCGTATTCATTATATGCACTATCGTTTTGTAGTGATTTCTTGGTCATTTTTATTACTCTTATTAATATTTTTTCTTAGCTGTTTTTGCTGCTCGTTTAAAATTAGCTGTAGTTGGAGCACCTTTTGTTCCAGGCTTCCGCATTTTTTCGCCTGATCCTGATGCTATTCTAGCACGTTTAGCATGGATGTTAGCATAAAGTCCTTTTTTCTTTTTTGGCATAATATATAATTACCTCAATTTAAGTTTTTAGGTTCTACACCAAATGGAATATCTAATTCATCTAGTGCTTCTTTTAGTTGCTCGTCTGTTAAATCTGCTGTTTGAGTTACTTGAGTAATATCTTGTCTTTGTAACTTAGGAGCTTCAAACTCAGCTAAAACAGCTGCTAATCTAGTAGCTTCATCCATGTCTTCAATAGCTAAGGCTTTTGTCATAGCAATCTTAAGTACATCTAGAGCCGCAGGTGCGTCTTCTTTAACTTCATCTCTTAAAGCTTTCCAATCGTTAATACTTAACTTCAACGCTTCTCTAGCTTCTTTGTTAGCTTTACGAGCTATTACAGAGTTACGTTGGCCGACGCGCGCACCTTCTTTAGTGAAGGGGCGTAAGTTATTTAGTGAGTTTGGATTTACTTTATTCATAATTTAACACTTCCACCTTCTTCTAGCTGCCTTACCTCGTTCGCCAGTCCAACCTTTAGACCTAGCACAAAAAGATTTTCTTCTTCCTGCTGCTTTACTTCCAGCTTTTACTTTACCGGTTACAGCGGTTTTTAGTTTAGATCCAGGATTAGCACGTCTATACTTTGCTACTCCTTTAGCGGTTAACCCAGCTCCCTTTTTAACAGAAAGCTTTTCACCTCTTCCAACAGATAAATTTACCAATATCTTAATCCTTTTTACCTACTGAACAGTCACAAGTATCACAACAATCTTTATTTAATATTGCACACCAGATTCTTTTAAAATAATGTCTTAGATTTTTAATCATTTCTATCTAGCTCCTTTTGAATAAACCTAATTTCAGTTTCTAAAATGCTTATACGTCTTAAGATATCATTACTATCTCCGATGCCTACAGCTAAATGATTACTTAATGTTTTAACATCAGTATCAATATTAGTTATATTGTTGGCATTATGGTCAACATCTCTTTTTAAATTAACTGATTCTTCAATAGCTACAGTACTGCTTAGCTCTGCTACCTTAGTGTCTAAAGTTTTTATAGTTGCATCTGTTTGGGCTACATACCATACAGCTGCGCATATTTGAGCTGCTAAAGTTACAGCAAGTCCTATAGATATTTTTAAATCCATTTATCACCTATCGTGTTCTTTGTATACTTGTCTCCGGATATCAGATCTATATAGTCCCATATCTTTTAACATGTAATCAGGCATTGATTGTAATGTTACATAGGCCGCTCTACGTTCTTTATATTCTATATAATTGTTCCACATTTTGTAAAAGTATTTCTTCATTTATTTTTTTATATTCCAAATATCACATAATAGTTTAACATATTTCTTAAATTCTTCGTCTGTCATATTTAAAAGGACCACGTCACAGATGCTACTAAATCCTCTCTATTCCAATCAGTATCGATTCCTGTGTTTAATTCTAAAACAATATTAGATGCAGCACTAACTGCTAATCCAATATCTATTCCTTGATATACATCTGAGTTATCACTAAAACTAAGTTCTGCTAAATTGAAATCTGCATCAACACTTAAGTCCACAATAGATACTGGTACAGTAATTCCTGATTCCATTGTTAGTGATGTTATAGTTGTGTCAACATTATACTGTGCTTTTATTGAGTTGTCTAACGATATGCCGTTACTTAATTCCCATGCAGCTACTGGAGAACAAGAAGCAGCGATCGTAAGTAAAGCTATAAAATACTTTTTCATTATATGTCCTATTAAATTTGGGTTTCTGTTTCTTTAACACATTTAAAGTCTACTGCTCTCATATGTGGTAAATAATTTGGTAAAGCTTCTCGAAGTTCATTAGCTCTTGCAGCACATTTATTAAAAGTTTTATGCAACCCTTCTGTATCTTCTAATAATAAACAATTTGTTGGGTTATTTAGTTGACATATTAATACTATTGTTTTAAGCACTGAACTCTCCTCTCAGATATAAAGCTCAAAAATTTTTAAATTCTCTATTAGGGGACAGTTCCTGTGGTTAAGTGTTTCCACGATATAGGAAATTTATGTTTACAATGTTTATCTAATTCTTTAGCTACATCTTGACATTCTTCTTGAGCATCCTCTTTACTTCGTAAGTTATATACTCTCGAAAAAGCAAACAAAGATCCTGACCAATACCAGCTCGTCATCATTGCTTGTGGTAATACTAAACGTGCTTGCTCAGGACATACACCTAAACTTAATAACTGATTATATGTCCACTTACTGGTGTTCATGACTCTATCATATTCATCTACAAACATAGGACCAGACCCTGTAGAAGGATTTATATCTATTATTTCTTTAGAACTTCCCTGCTTTTTATTTATAGGTTTTCCTCTAAATTCTTTAGGTTTAAAAAATACAGGATCTTCGTCTACATATCTTCTGCTAACCTCGTTCCATACTAGGCCTACCTGATGTTTACCCAACTGACGAGCAACAAAGATTGGAGCTGTTATTCTGAATTGCAAAAACGTGTGGGCAAAAGGACTCCAGTGTTCATGCTCAGCTAAGTACTCAATAAGTTTTTTGTCTCTTGGTCTTAATACTCTCTTAAAGTCATCTTGATCGTATCTCTCCCAACCCCACTCTGCTTCTTTATCGAATGATACTCTTGCAGCATTAACTACAGTTAAGTCTGTACCACAAGAATCTATAAGATCTACTTTTATCTCATTTATCATATTCGATCCTTTATTTGTGAAAGATGGATTAAAAGAGCCACATTTACAGCAAAACCAATTCCCATAAAAGCAAAACAAATTATGTTAATAATCATTTTTCCCACCTATAAAATATATGACTATCTATTCTTGTTGTTCTAGTTTTTGTTGCAGCCCATGAAGGCTTTACATAAGTTGCATGATAGTGAGTAGCTCCTTCAGTAATATCTATTATTTCGTTTTTTAGTACTGTATTAGCGTTAATTAAAGCTTTTATCCAAGCTTTACTAGACTTATCAGGATTATCTGGCTTTCCATCACAGTACCAACTAAATTGACATTTATGCAAGACAGGAGTATCTGTACCTTTATAAGTGATACCTTCCTCAATTACTTCACAGACAGTATTAGGGAATCTAGTATCTTCTACTCTATTTAATACTACTTGTCCTACAGCTAATTGGCCTACCGTAGATTGATTCTTAGCTTCATGGTAGACATTTAATGCTAGACACATAAGTGCAGTTTTTAATATCATGTATTACTCATTTCTTTATTTTGTCCTCCTCTAGGACGAGGTCTTATAAAATCTTCTTCACTAGTTAGAAACATAAGTGTAACTGAAATAATCAAAAGACTTTTTATAACCATTTTGTATTATCCTGTTCTACAGTAGAGAACTTCTGGTTCCAGGGTACCTTGTTAGTTGTTATACGGTCATAGTGAGATCTTAACACCTCTAGGCCAATAGCAAGAGACATAACATAGTCATCATGGCATCCTGGAGCTGCTTCAGCTTTTCCGTGGTCATTAACTATATAATCCTTCAGTTCTTGGATAATATCTATACTAGGTACATATACATCATCGTTCTCTATAGCGTTCTTCAAGTTTCCTATGATTGTACTTCTTGTTGCTACAGTAGTTCTAAACCCTAGTCTTTCTCCTTCTTCTCTACTGACGTTAGCTATCTTTGTTTGCTTGTATAGGTTTACATACCCCATATCATCTAGCTTTTGTAGAGTAGCAATTCCCATAGAGTTAGACTCTACAGCAAGCAAAGCATTATTATAGTATCTTCCTAAGTAAAATAAAAAATCGCCAAATTTACTAGGATCTATAAGATTATTTCTATAAGCAGAAACAATTTGTCTATTTTCATTTAATACTACTGCAGCAGAATAATCTTTTCCTACTCCTAAAGCAACATCAGCTCCTATAACATATCCTGTATCATGGTTAGGATAATCATAAATTTCTATATCTCCTTCATTAGTATCTTCAAAGAATTTTGAATCTAAATCTAAATGCATCTTTTTAAGGTACGGTGCAGGTTCAAAAGAATTTAATTTCTTTAAATCAAAGACACTACTACCTGTTACTAAGAACGCTTCTTCAGGATTGCTCGGATACTCCTGGACAAATTTCCTTTCGCCCGACTCAGCAATTTTAAGGCGTCTCCAATAAAGCTGGCTGTAATCCAAGCCATGCTCGTCCATAAGCTCACGCTCTTTTGCATCAGGTTCAAAATTCTCAGGAGCTTCCCTCCTATATTCGTTAGTGACAAACCAAGGTAGAAATATAGGTATGTATTCAGAATCGCCTCTTTCATAGCCTTGTTCAGCCGTCCTCCATAATCTATAAAATTCTCCTTTAGCACCGTTGGCCGTAGACTCCAGGATAACTTCGGTACCGTCAGCTTGAGAGATACCTTGGAATAGTCCGGCGAGAATCTTCTCGTCAAAAGTCCAAAAGGCCACCTCACTAAGGTGAGCAATTGTAGGGGTAGTTCCACGGCCAGCTTCCGGAGAGCCAGCCGTATATAATCTATAACCCGCGTTGTTATGTTCAAATTTAATCTCCTTAGCATTTGATGCTATAAGTTGAGGCCGGAATTCGTCTTCCATTTTATCTATGAGGTTCTTGCTCATACTAAATAAGGCATCTGAAGTCGCACTATCATGAGCCATTACAACCGATCTTGCGTTAGGCGTAAAGAAACTCTTCCATGCAGTACGAGCAGTACAGTAAGTAGATATACCTTGTTGACGAGCTTTTAAGATTAATGCTCTTACTCTTCCTTTTTCTTTAAGTTGTTTCTCTAATGCTTCATTAACTTTTCTTTGAGCATCATTAAATATAAAGGGAGTAAATCCTCTAGCAGCATCTTTTGTTATTATTTTGATTTGATCTTTGGAGAAATTTTCAAAATTAGTTTTGTAGTCGTTTAGTAGTTTTCGTTTTCTCGCTTCTTTGACGAGGGCGAGCTTCCTTTTATTTTCCATAGTTTTTCCCAAGAGCTAGCAAGAACTGATTGGTTCTTCTCGTTAGTTTTATTAATTCTCTTCTCATTAAGGCTTTTAACGTTAGACGTAGCTTTCTTAGTCCAATCTAGTACGGATCCTGAGATGTCATCACAAGGATCGTTACAGAGAACTATTATCAAGTAGTTACCTCCTGGCTAAAAATTTAACCAATTGTTATCTCTACTAGGAGACACTTCTTTAAGAGAAACCTTAAAAAATTATAATATATATATATACCCCATCCCTCTTTTTCAGGCCCCCTACTTTTTCCCTCATCATTCCTCTCTCTCTCTTCCCTCACTATCTCTCTCTATCCTTCAACAAACTCTTCCTCACTATCTCTCTCTATTCTAAATCAATTCTCTTTCTTAACCACAAATTTTATATCCATAAAATTTTTAAAACATATTTTATCTCTTTTTAAAATATTTCACATTAACTAATAGAAAGCACATTATGTCACCATTTACAAATATATTCAATCCTTTATATAATACTCCTCAATTAAATAACTTTCATACTTTCTTCACCCATCCTAACTTCAACCATTTAATCTCTAAAACTAACAAATCTCTTCAACTTTACTATCTTCTCTATAATACTCAAACTAATACCTTCTACCCTAAATTCCACAATACTATCAACCAAAAACTAAACCTTCCTTCTACTCCTGATATTATTGCACCTTCCTCTAATATTCCTTTCAACCCTCAACCTTCTACTTTTCCTTCTACTTCTCCTATCCAATCTCAACCTTCTACCTCTACTTCTACCACTACTCCTACCTCTACTTCTTCTACTCCACCTTCTATTCCTAATACTAATCTTCCCTTCTAACTTCCACACACTAAAAATAACCCCTAACGGGGTTATTTTTTTAAAGTTTCACCGCAGTGGTTGCACCGTAGTGATATACCGCCTAGCGTAAGGCAGGCCAGAACTGTCTCCTATTAGAGAAAAGGGGGTCCGGCAGGGCGGTAACACTCCCTATACCTCTACTAAGTACAACATTTGCATGATTATTGTGACACCTCGCGGCACCCACGAGCCCACCAACCTGAAGGTTAGCGGACCTCTTTATCCTTCAACATATATACTTCCTTTACATTCCTCAAATTTTATATTCATAAAATTTTTAAAACATATATTAATCTAATCTTTAATATATCAACAACAATAATAATATAGAAAGTCTATGCACATGCGTAAAAAGAATAAATATAATACCAACATTAAATACGATCCAGCTAAACTTGAGTCATATGTTGAACCACCTAACTTCGCAGCTGAAGCTATTGCAAGCCAACTAGTTCGCACCTTAATGTTCCATCCTACAACCAATAAGCTGCAAACAGTCGACGATATCAGCAATGATATCCATAAGCAATTTGGCCCGCAAACCTCGCCTTGGTCTGTCGATCAATATGTTCGTATAGAGTTCGCATCGTGGATAAAGCATTATGCTAATATGCATGCATTAATCGACGATCCTTACCACAACAAAAATAACTATAAGTGGACACAAAAAGAGTTCAATGAATTCTGCCCTGATTGGCCTGCTGTATCTACTGCACTCGAAGATCCTACTACGTTTCTCTATAATACTGAAATAGAGCATCCTACTAGCGATCCTGCGCTTAATTAAACCTCTCTAAAGAGCATCGCAAGGTGCTCTTTTAAAACAAAGTAATACCGTAGTGTATGCCGACATCCAATTTTATATCCATAAAATTTTTAAAACTTAATATAAATAATACGAAAGGCACATTATGAAAACCTTAAATATATATTATGGAACCGGAGAGAATGCTATCTTAAGCAATCTTTCTCTTAGACCATTTAAAGATACTAACGGACTAGAATATAAATCCGTTGAGCATGCGTACCAGACTTGGAAATCTGGAACATTCGATGAACTAACCTATAATAAGAAATGGGATAATGGTGTAAAGCATACTGGAAACTATAAAGCCAATAAAGATATTAATCGAACTCTAATGTATAAGCTTATTTTAAAGAGCTTTAATGAGCATGATTATGCTTTAAAAGCTTTATGGAAAACTAAAGGATATGAACTTACGCATGTCCAAGAAAAAGGCTATTGGAAAAAAGCTTTTCCTGAGCTACTTATGAAAGCCAGAGATGAGCTCTTTTTCTTATAAGAATATAGATCGTAATAGAAATAATCGTTGACGCTCGCTACGTCCTATTTAATTAGTAAAATTCTTGTAATATAAGCGCTATTATGATCTATACGCGGATGCGAATAATAATGGTTACCTAGCCATAGTTCGGTTACCGTAAGTGGTAAGCTCTTCTGCTTTAGGGGTAGAAGTTGGAAGGCACGGATCCTTCCTCCGCGATAAACACAGAAAGGATACAGAATGAAAGTTGAAACTAAGTGCATTACATGTTGTAAGCCTAATGCTTTTATATATGTAAAAATACCACAAAATACTTATTGTGCCGATTGTTATGGCAAACATCACGACCCTAAGTTTTTAATTTGGAGAAGATCACATAGATCAAATAGAAAGGAAATATGATGACTCAAACTATCTCTCGCTTCGATAATGGCTATGGTGCTAGTATAATAGATAATGGCTATGGATCTGAAAAAGGTCTATATGAACTAGCTGTAGTCAAATGGACTAAAACATCTGAAGGCTTTTCTGACTTCTGGGATATCTGTTATGATACTCCAATAGCTGATGATGTTATGGGCCGCTTATCAATGGATAAGGTAATGGAAATCATGGAAAAGATTAAAAAATTACCTACCCATAACGATAAATGCCTTGTTAACTAGTTAATGTGCAAACTGCGGCAGCCTTCGGGCTGTCGCCTTTTTCCCCGAAAGGAACCAACATGCTCTTTAATATTTTTATCTCATTAACCACACTATTAGCTGCCTTCGGGTATTGCTACTGGCTATCAGGAGGCTTCAAATGATACTAACTAGAATCTCTTTTCTTGCCCTTTCTGCCCTTTATACTTACATGGGAATTATATTTCTAAATTCTATGGAAAGTACTAGAGTGGCCGATCTTGGATACTATCAACCCGACGTGATAGCATTCATAGTCTCAATGACATGTTTTGTTTTTGCGACTTTTTCTCTTCTCTATATTATATTCTTTAAATAACTCTCTATACTACCTTACTACCCTATGTTAAAGGCGCGATATTCATCGCGCTTTTTAAACATAATATCTTTTAACTTAACTTAGTCTATAAAGGAACCTTAAAAATGAGTGATTATCCTCGTTCAATAATTGTTAAAGATTTAACTGCTAAATTCTGCCGAATCTCTGGATCAGATGCTCCTGTTAATCCATTTGGATCTAAACAGTGGGAAATGATGATTCAAACTAGTGATCCTGCAAAAGTTCAAGAGCTTAAAGATCATGGTCTTACTGTCAAACAAGACAAAGAAGACGAAAAGCTTTTCTCTGTGAACTTAAAGCGTAAAGGCATTAAAGCCGATGGAAACCCAAATGCTCCAGTTAAAATCGTTGACGCTAAACTAACTCCAATTACTGGTGACAACATTGGCAACGGCTCAAAGGTAAACGTAAATCTTTGGCAATACGCTTATGAAGCTCCAGGACGTAGCGGCATAGCTACTTCACTAACTGCGGTTCAAGTCGTAGAATTAGTTGAATATACTCCAACAGCTGGTTTCGATGTTGTCGAATCAACAGAAACTAAACCTGCTGAAGAGAAACAATTGCCATTCTAAACCTCTCTGAGTATCAAGTCTAGAAACATCTAGGCTTGGTACTGTTTAGAAAGGAGAACCGTTATGCCTCTATCGTTCTGGATAGTACTAGGTTTCGTTATTCTTGGATTGATTATATTACAGGAAAGGCGATAATTTTGTACACATTAATAATATTAGGAATATTTGCAGGAATAATTATCGCTGGCACCAAGATGTATTAGGTGCTGGCGAAACTACTTTAGAACATAACCGACCAAATGATAGCCAGTGAAAGGGTGGCGAGATGACAACAATATCCAACATACTACATTTCCCTGCAGTGCGATCTGCATTTCAATCTACTACTCAACAACTCGATAATCTTATAGAAACTGCGCATAAAGAACAAAAACCTGAAGTCGCAGAAGCTTATAGAAAATCATTCGAGTTAGTCCGTGAAGGACTATTAAGAGCTGAGAACCAAGGAGAGTCTAACATTCATAAGCATTTAGATAATGATGTTGACGATCTAGTAGCTACTATAACCAACGAGAAATTTGAAGAGATTCAAAGATTTATTGGTGACCAGTATACTGAAGCTCTTAACGCTTTCAGATCTGAGATTATCCAATTACTATTATCAAAGAATGTCTCAGAAAGTTACATAACAACCGTAGAGAAAGACTTAGATAAATTCACTGAACAATTGATTTTAGATGTCTTTTTAGAGGAAGGATACAACCCAGATGAGTAACGAAATAAATCCACCTCATTACAAACAAGGCGATATCGAATGCATAACCGCCATAAAAGCAGCGTGTAGTGATGGATATGAAGGATATCTACAAGGCAATATTATCAAATACATTTGGCGTTACCGATATAAAGGTAAGGCAGCTAGTGATTTGAACAAAGCTAAGTGGTATCTCGAAGAACTGATTAAGCAGCAAAGCTAATGATGTATCCCATCAAAGTAGCTTTGTTGCTATGTCACATTTATACTAACGAATGTTTCTACATTCTCGATACTCAAGGACCGTACACTAGTTATGAGGCTTGTCACGAAAGATCTGATGAGATTTTTATAACGTTTTCAAAGGGTTACAAGAATCCTTTAAGCTATAAACCGATGTACAGTCGAAAGCAAACGCTCTGCTTAGAGCTCGTTCCAACGGAGAATTACTAATGAAAATTACTAAAACTTTAAAGAACCGAATCTTCAAATTCTTAAATAGCTTAAGAGAAGGAGGCGAAGTCAATATGTTCGGAGCAGTTACTTACTTAGTAGAAGACTTCGACTTAGATAGAGAAACTGCAGCAGACTTACTAGCCGAGTGGATGCAAAACTTCAAAGAAAAGGAAACAATATGAAAAGATCAAGCCAAGCATTAGCAAGATGGACCAAAGAGAGATCTCCATTAAGCGGATATAAATTTACAGTTACAAATAGAGATGATGAAGCAGTGAAAACTTTGAAACAAGCTGTGAAATTAATGAATAAAGATTCAAGTACTAAACATAGAGTTAGATTTATGGGTCGAGGACAGCGTACTGCATGGGCAAGGGTAGAAGGAAGACACCCAAGAGCTTATGATTGCTATCTTCCCTTAGATAAGGCAACTCATTTCGATGTATACGTACACGAAAGAAGTTAAGTATGATTGAAATTATAGTATATAGTTTTGCAGGTGGTGCAGCATTAGCCTACGTCATATGGTATTTAGCAGATATAATAGCTAGATACACTGCAAAATAAAAAGAATACGAGAAAAATATGTGGCGCAAAACGTCTTACGGCTTTCTCGTATAAACCGTTTTGACCGACGGGTCAAATAGTGTAGTGCAAGGAAACGCGTCTTACCAAGAGGCGTAACTTGATTGTTCAGGCGTGGTAGCCAGGTTCAAGCTCTAGCGAGTAAGAATCACATCACTCTCCCGAGTGGGAACAAGTTCTAGTAGGTTAGAGAATGGTATCTCGGTCGAACTAGTTGGAGGTGAACCCAAATCCTCCCTACACACTTAGAAACAAATGAAGGAATAACAATGTTAGATTATGTTACAACAAGGACAGATCAGTTCAGTGTGCCCGATGATATAAGCTTTGATATAGGGTATGAACCGACAAAAATCGATGGCAAGAAATATGTATATCGAGAAGACACAGGTCAGTACCTAAATGTAGTAGGTAACGACTTCACAGCTACTAACCATAGTAATTTTGCTCATACAGTTTGGAATACTATGAAAGATAAACTAACCGACAATGAGCTGCAAGACTGCCATATTAAATGGAGTACTGCTCGTAACGGGGGATTCATGATGATGGATATCACGTTACCTAACGTAAGTTTTGATATCTTTACCGACAAGCATTCAGAGAAAATCGGTCAGCGTATTATAGGTTTACACGGAATAGACGGTTTATGCTCTAACACTGTAGTGTATGGACAGATCTCTTTCTTTTGCACCAACAAGATGATAAGAGGTGAGCACGATATTGTTAAACGTAAGAACACTTCAGGCTTTAGCATCGCAGCTTTCGCTACTCAACTTGAAAGATCTTCTAACGATTTTTATGAGCAAGCCGACATGCTACAAAATTGGGCAAGAATATCAACGGCTTATACAGATGTTGAAGATTTATTCAAGAAAATTATGAATGAAAAACAAGCTGAGAAGATGGTATCTTTGTACAACCAAGAAGTATCTACTCGTGGAGAAAACGTTTACTCTATCTACAGTGCATTCACTAACTACGCTAGTTATGCTGATAAGCGTAATGGTTTTAAACTACGTAACACAGGTAACGATACTCAAGCTGTGTCAATGTGGAACCGAGAAAAAGAGGTAACTAAATGGACTAGTTCTCCTCAATTTCAAAGTTTATTGGCAGCATAATGGATGATTAGATAAAAGGCGCGATATTCATCGCGCTTTTTAAACCTAAAATTAAAGGAGAAAGCTTTGTCATTAAACTTAAGAAACAATAATAATCTAGACTTCAGAGTTATGAGTACTGAATCTTACTTAGAAGACTCAAAGAAAGTTCTTAGCCGATGTATAGATCTTATGAGTAAGAAGAATAAAGACTATCAAGGTGGCTCAGTATGTGATGAAGACTATTATCCTCATGGATGGAAGTCATTTGACACTATGATGTCTACCAAGATTTTAAGATTCCGGTCTGTAATGGAACAAGATGGTGATGTTAACTTTGATTCTGCTGAAGACTGCTTAATAGATCTAATAAACTACGCGAGTCGTTGTATCGTATGGTTAGAACGTAAGAATCCTAATAGTGGTCTATGTCCTATATGTGGGCAAGACTCGTTATCTTACGATGATCCTAACGATAATACTTTAGAAGAACCGTTCTGCCATGAGTGTGAGATATTCCCTCATAGTGGAGTAACTTCAGCTATACCATCTTAAAAAAAGGAATACTATAATGCAATCATTTAATAAACAACTTGTTAAAGAAATTAGAAATCAACTACAAAGCTCTATAAATATGAGAGCTTATGACGAGTTACCTGATTTAGATATTAAAGTAGGTAATGCTAGCTACGATGAAGATGAAGTTACATTTAAAGTTATAGCTAGAATCAAAGGAAATAGGTCTAAAGAAAAGAAAGACTTAGATGTATGGGCTAGACTCCATGATTTAGATACTAATGTTACCGCCATGATAGATGGTAAGCAATTTAAACTTACCGGTTATAAGAGTAAGGCTAGAAAAAGACCTTATCAAATAACAGAACAAGGCTCAGGTAAAACATTTGTATGTGACCAACAAATGGTTGACCACTATTTTAAACATAGAAGAAAGGAAGCTAATGCTGTCGGGTGAAATCAAAAAAGAATTCATTCAACTGTATAAGAACCAAGACTTTCAGGAAGATGGTACGCTCGAGATAAGAGCTGCCAGCTTCCTTGCTGATGAACCGACTATATTCGGAGAAAGAAATGTTAAGTACATTGAAGCTGAATTAGAGTGGTATGATTCTCAAAGTCTAAACGTAAATGATTTAGGAGATATTTACGGTAAGGTTCCTGCTATATGGAAGGATGTAACCGCTAATACTGATGGTGACATTAACTCTAACTATGGATACTTAATCTATAGTAAAGAGAATGGCAGCCAATATAATAATGTAGTCCAAGAATTAAAGCTACGTCCTAATTCTCGAAGAGCTACTATGATATACACAAACCCAGACATGCATCAGACGGCCATAGAGCATGGTAAGAATGACTTTGTCTGTACAAATGCTGTAACATACTATAAAAGAGGAACAGCGCTCTATGGTGTAGTTCAGATGCGCTCAAACGATGCGGTATTTGGGTACATTAATGATTATGCTTGGCAAGTTAAAGTAATTAACCGTCTTGCGATAGATCTCGGTCTTGAAGCAGGGCATATTACGTGGCAGGTTCAGAACCTTCATGTATATCCTAGACATTTTCATTTAATAGAAGAATGTATTAAACCTAAAGACTATGTAGTACCTATGAGGTCTGGATGAGTAGTACCTTTAAAATTTTATTTAACTTAACCGACATTACCGACATAAAGGAGAGTGTGTGATGAAATATCCTGGAGTTTATGGCAAACGATCTTCGTGGGCAGAAGACATTCATGCAATGCATCAGAAATTTGGTGTGCATAAGTGGATGGCTCGTAAGATAGATGAAGAAGACTACAATACTTTAAGAGAATTCTTAAATTTTCGTATTAAATTCTTAGAAGAAGAACTTAACGAGACTAAAGCTGCAGCCGTGTTAGATAAGAACGCACAAGAAGTTGTTGATGGTCTTATAGATTTATGTGTGGTAGCAATAGGTACGTTAGATATTCTAGGTGTTGACGCTAATAAAGCTTGGTCAAGGGTTCATAAAGCTAACATGAGTAAAGAACCTGGAAAGAAACCTTCAAGACCTAATCCATTAGGTTTACCTGATATGATTAAACCAGAGGGATGGGTTGGACCTAACCATGCTGATAACGTAGGAGATACTCACATTATACTACATCATTCTAATGATGGCGGTTATGAAAACTATGAGTAGCCAAAGCATCAACCATTTATTTTATTTAAAGATTGAAGTAAACATTTTAGTTACTAGACTAGAGGAAGTTACTTCAGTAAAAAATAATGAGCTCTTAATTACTATCAATGTACTTAAAGATAGGATTAAAGAGATTGAACAAGGATTAAATAAGACTAAAGGTTATTAAGATCCCTAATAAAGCGCGATATTCATCGCGCTTTTTCAACTAATAAATATGAAAGGAATCATATGCAACTTGTATTTGATATAGAAACAGATGGATTCTTAGAAGAGATGACTACTTGTCACGTACTTATATGCCAAGATGTTATAACTAAGAAGATCTATAGATATACAGATCAACCTAATGATACTCCTATTAAAATAGGTCTAGACTTAATGTCTAAAGCTGACGCATTAATAGGCCATAACATTATTGGGTTCGACTTGATGGGACTAGAGAAGCTCTTTAACTGGAGACCGTCTTCCCATACTGCATTGATTGATACTTGGGTTATGTCTCAGGTATTAAGATATAATAGACCACACAGACATGGTCTTGCTGGATGGGGTAAACATCTTGGGTTTAAGAAGATGGACAATACTGAATGGGCTAATGAGGGATTTAAGACATACGATCCCGGCATGATAAAGTATTGTGAACAAGACGTAAGACTTAACACAAAGGTTTATGAAGTACTGCTAGCTGAACTACATACAGCTGTAGAATCTAATGAACTAATTAAGAAAGGTCTACGTGTTGAACATGATATAGCAATCTTTGAATCTATGGTACGTAAGAAGGGTTGGTTGTTTGATTTAGATAAAGCTAAAGAAAACTTAAGACTCATGACTAAACACATGATGAAGATTGAATCTATAATTGAACCTAACTTAGGAACTACTGAAGTCTTTATTGATAAAGCTCCGAAGACTCCTAAGTATACTAAAGCTGGATTGTATACTGCAACTACTGCTAGAATATTATCTGAGTTTCTTGGTCGCAAAGTGATTGGTGAAGATGCTCTATCTGATTCTCCACCTATGTTACCTGGAACAGAGTTCCAAAGAACTTCTATAGAAAAGGTTACTCTTAGTAATATGGATCTAGTTAAAAGCTGGCTGCATACTATTGGATGGAAGCCTGATGATTGGAACGTAAAGAAGGGAAGTCACGGTCAATGGATAAAGACCGGGCCTAAACTTACAACAACTTCATTGAGAAAACTAGGTAGCAGAGGTACTCTCATTGATAGATACTATACTATAAAGAACCGTAAAGCTACTATAGAATCTTGGATAGAGAAACTATGGAAAGATGATAACGATAGAGTACGTCTTCATGGAAGAATGTTTACTATTGGTACGCCTTCTTTTAGATGTCGTCACGAAGTTATTGTTAATCTTCCTGCAGTTGATGCAGACTATGGTAAAATGCTAAGAGAATTATTTATCTCTGAACCAGGTTATAATGTTGTTGGTGCTGATAGTGCTGGCAACCAGTTACGTGGGCTATGCCATTATGTAGGAGATAAAGCTTACACAGATCTAGTTATTAATGGAGACCAACATGCTCGTAACGCAGCTGTTCTTAATTGCTCTCGACCTTTAGCTAAATCATTTCTTTATGCTGTTCTGTTTGGTGCAGGTGATGCTAAGCTTGGACAAACTCTTACAGGAGTTAGTAGTATACCTAAGGGTAAAGAAGCTAGAAGAAAATTCATGGCTAACTTACCAGGATTTGAGAGACTAGTTAACAAACTACGATCTGTGTTCAATAAGTATGGGTCTATACCAGCTCTTGATGGTCGTAAAATATTTGCTAGGTCTGATTACCAAGTTCTTAATTACTTACTTCAAACTGCTGAAGGTATTACTTGTAAAGCCTCTGTTAGTTATGCTATGAATAAGATTAAAGAGGAAAAGCTTGATGCTTATCCTGCTATATTCTACCATGATGAACAAGCTTGGATAGCAAGTGATAAAGATTCTAACCGTGTTGGAGAAATCCTACAAGAATCTTTTCGTGAAGCACCTAAATGGTTTGGTGTTGAGTGTATGGATGGTGGTGACTATGTAATAGGTAAGTCTTACGCGGAGGTACATTGATGTCTAAGGTAGACGTATACTATAACTTACATAAGAAGATATTCTCAGTAAGATATAAAGGTATAGTTATACTACATAGCGATGATGTGTTTATAAAAGATGCTGAGTTTGTAGTTCAACCTGCTGGTCGTGCTAAAGTTTTAACTGAACGTAAAAAGAATGTCCATGCCTTTGTTAGAGGTACACTATCTAATATACAGAACAGTGAAGACTATTTTAGTATGACCAAGCAGGCGACTTATAATCCTTATAAACATTCTACATTTGTTAATAAAGAAACTAAAAAGCCTTTGTATAACGCTGACATAGTACATCTTAAAAACAACGATAAACCGGAGATATACTATCAATGAGAATAAATTTTAAATCTATAATAAACCCTGTTGCGCGAGCATTATTGCGCAATAGGAAACCTAAACAAGTTATACCTAATAAGAAAAAGTATAACCGTAAACGTGATAAAAATAAGGGAATCAAATGAAATTATTTATTGATGCCGATAGTATTTTATTTAAAGCTGCTTGTACTCAAGACACTCAACATAATACTCGATTAGTTACTCGTAAGATAATCGAAGATTCTATTGCTGATTGTTTTGCTGATGAAACTTATATTGCTGTTAAAGGTAAGAATAACTTTCGTTACAATATCTATTCTGATTATAAATCCTCTCGTAAAGATACTAAATTAGAAGAAGGTTTAAAGAATAGACTCAACAATGCTTACGAATATCTTACAGATAAATGGGGAGCTGTTGCTGCTGATGGTATGGAAGCTGATGACTTAGTTTCTATATGGGCTTATGAAGCAAGAGCTGCTGATGAAGACTTTGTGATTGCGCATATTGATAAAGACATAAATCAAATTGCTGGAAATCATTATAACTATAACAAGAAAGAAGTTTACTTTGTCGATGATGAAGAAGCTGATCTTAATTTCTGTGTTCAGTTACTTATTGGAGATGCTGGTGATGACATACCTAAACTAAAGAAAGGATATGGAATCAAAACTGCTAAGAAAGCTTTAGCAGATACTACTTATGACACTCGTATGTCTGTTGTAGTAGACCAGTGGAAAAGATTATATGGAAATGGTTGGGAGAAACAACTTAATATGATCGGCAATCTAATATATATGAAACGTACATGGGATCTAGAGGAGTGGAACTATGAAGATCGTTATAAACGGGAAACCAATGTCAGCAAACCGAATGGAAGGGATGAGGGCAGTGAGAACGAAGAGCGGAAAGAACTTCGCTCAGAAGTATCCGACGACAGAATACAAGTTGTTTCTTAGTAATTTTATAGAATCAACTAACGAAATGAGTTGGCAGTTTGAAAAGACTGCTGACTTAAAAGTTACTTTCAATGCGTTCTTTAGTAATAGAGCATCGGACCTTGATAACGTACTCAAACCGTCTTTAGATGCTTTACAAAAAGTTTTCGATTGGAATGATAAATACTGTTATGAGATCGCTGCTTACAAACATCTTGTAAAGCGAGGCGAAGAAAGACTGGAGATAAATGTTGAAGAAATTAAACGATAATGCTAGATATGAATGCAAAGATTGTGGTAGTTCAGATGGGTTAATGCATGATCCATCTGATGACCACACTTATTGCTTTGCGTGTGGCGTATATACTAAAGGAGATAATGCTATTGAACCCATTACCGATACAAATAATAATAAACAATCTGACATCACCGATATTTCTAACTATCCTGGGCATAGTATGCCTAGTCGCAATATTTCAGAGAATGTAGTAAAATACTTTGGAGTAAAGACTCATCAGTATAACAACCAGCCAGCTCATTTCTATCCTTATGGAGATGACTGCTACAAAATTAGAATATTACCTAAAGAATTTAGATTAGTAGGAAAACCAAAGAAACTATTTGGACAAGACAAGTTTAATGGTGGTGGTAAAATGCTAGTCATAACTGAAGGTGAACTCGATGCTCTATCTATAGGTCAAGCTTGGTTAGATATAAGTAAAAGGATTTATCCTGTTGTATCTATTCCTTCTGCTAATCAACTACAAATACTATTAGATAACCGAGATTGGATCAGAAGATTTGATGATGTAATATTATGGTTTGACAATGATGAAGCAGGAAAGAAAGCTATATCTCAAGCTAGTAAGATTATAGGTTTTGACAAAGTTAAGGTCGTAACTGTACAAGAGAAAGATGCTAGCGATTTGTTTATGAGTAAAGGAAGTAAAGAAGTTTCTCATGCTATCTGGAATGCTCAACAATATAATCCTGCTGGTATCCTTACTGGTGAAGGTATATGGGATAAATTTGTTGAACGCCAGAACGTTCAGTCGGTACCTTATCCTGAATGTTTAACAGGTTTAAACGATAAACTAAAGGGAATGAGACACGGTGAAATAACTTTGTTCACTAGTGGTACTGGTTCTGGAAAATCTACTGTAATAAAAGAGATCATATGGCATCTACTATCTACTACTAAAGATGACCGTATTGGTTTAATATCTCTTGAAGAAAGTGTAGGTGATACCGCTGAGAAGTTTATTGGTATGACTATTAATAAACGTATTGGTGGTGATGAACCTATAAGTGAATATGAAATGAGAACCGGCTTTGAAAAGGTATTTAAAGACGAACGTCTTGTTTTATTAGATCACCAAGGTTCTGTTGAAGATAGTTCATTACTAGATAAGATAGAGTATATGGCTCTTATGGGATGTAAGTATTTATTCTTAGACCATATAACTATAGCTGTATCTGAAGGTAGTGAAGGACTATCAGGCAACGAAGCGGTTGACAAGGTTATGTCTGATCTACTTAAGGTAGTTAAGAAGCATAACATCTGGTTAGGTATAGTAAGTCACTTACGTAAGTCAGGTGGTAAAGCTTTCGAAGAAGGTAATATGGCTTCTATCGATGACATAAAGGGTAGTGGTAGTATCAAACAAATATCGTTTGATATTATAGCTTTCTCAAGAAACCTTGTCGCACCTAATGAAGAAGATCGTAATCAAATTCAGTTGACCGTATTAAAGTCAAGGTTTACTGGATTAACTGGACCAGCAGGTATAAGTAATTATAATATGCGCACCGGTAGATTACAGAAAGGAGATAGCTTTGACGTTATCTAAAGACGATCACATGTATCTTAAGATGGCCGAAGTAGTTGGCAAAAGATCTCGTGATAATCTCTATAAAGTTGGAGCAGTTATAGCTAATGGTAATAAGATACTTAGTTATGGTTGGAATGGCACTCCCCATGGTATGATTAATGAAACCCGCGATGGTGCTGGAAACACTAAGTGGGAAGTCGTTCATGCCGAAGCAAATGCTATAGCTAAATTGGCTGCTTCAACTTCTTCTTCTGAAGGTGCTACATTATATCTAACATACTCGCCTTGTAAAGAGTGTACTAAACTCATATTACAGGCGGGTATTAAGAGACTAGTATACGATAAAGTATACTGTAAACCTAGTAAAGAGCTAGATCTTAGAGTTCCTGACACAGAACCTTTAGAACTACTCAAAAAATATGGAGTAGAAATTGCGTCAGATAGAGATTAGAGAAGATACCCATGAAGTTGTAAAGTATCCTGAAGATATGTACTGTGTTTACTTTCATAAAGATCCGGAAACGGATAACGTAGTATACGTTGGTAAGGGTACTTTACATAGAGCATACCAGATAACTAACCGTGGTTATGACCACCATATTTGGTTGCTTGATAAGTTGTCTGTCCACAAAATACAAGATGTTGTTGTGATTAAAGGTGGACAGATGACAGATAAAGAAGCTACTGTAGTAGAATCTCATGAAATAAAATGTTGCTTAAGGAATGGGTGTGACCTGTTTAACGTTACACATAATCCGTTCCGCAAAACTAGGAGAAATAATGCAGAACATAATAGAGTATTTAGAACAGAAAATTATAAATACACCGCAGAGGTGGGCAGTAAAGCTGGTGAACGAACACAAGCTGGATCCGAAGCGGTTAGTATATGACGCATTAACTATACTGCAATACCACTTCACAAAGACTTCAACTTCTGAGTCAGCAACATGTAAACTTACAGCAGCTTCGGTTGCTATAGGTAAGAATGTGTTGCTTCAGAAGGGAGTAGAGCTAGGGTTTAGAGCTGACGTAACAGTCGGCGACCTAGTTCTTGAAGCGTTCTATGAATGTGGATATATAAAAATATTTAGAGCTCCAACTGAAGCTCAAATAAAATGGGAAGCTAATCCTATAGGTAAAAAGCCTTTCAGTAGAGCTCCATATATGATAGAGACCTCTGAAAAGTGGTTACAAATTGGATCACTTCCCAGTGACGTAGTAAACGAGTTAATACAGAACACTTCGTTTACGAAGATAAACCGTATTCATAATCTATTCCAAGAGAATGGTTACCCAGTAATAAAGCATTGGGGTTTCGATAAAGCCGAATCATTTAAAGAGTTATTAGATGAACCATTTGTAGATGCGATAAACAAATTGCAGCAAACAGCTTGGACTATTGATAGTGATATCTTAGAAGCGGTTAAGAAAAACAAACGTAAGTTTGTAACTGAAACTCTTAAAGTATCAGATGAGACCGGTAAGAACTACCGCTATTGTATATTTGGTAACAACAAAGAGTTGGAAGGAAAAGATTTATACTGGAATGATGTGGTATTTAAACCAGATTTAGGTAATAAATCTTTAGAGAAAAGGTATTACGGAGAGTTAAGAAGATTAACTAATAAACTACGTAATAAACCTGACAAGAAGCCATTAGTCAGAGCTCAAAAGAAATATGATAACGCTGCTACTAATTGGAATGCTAAGCTAGTATTATTAAAGAACCGTAGTAAGTTTGATGCTTACAATATGACTGTTCAGAAAGCTGAAGCATTAGAGAATAAAATCTTTTTCCAATATGTAGATACAGATTATCGTGGTAGACTATATTACAGAGAGTCTTACTTGAACTATCAAGGTAAAGACATGGAACGTGGTCTACTTAAATTCGCAAGTGCTAAACCGATGACTGATGAAGGCTTGTATTACTTTGCAGTACATACAGCCTGTACATATAATCAATCGTATACTATTGATAACATACCTGAGTGGTGTGATGCTGATTATAAGAGTCACTTGGAAAATGAAAGGTTGACAGACATCTCAGTTGATAAGATGACTATTGATGATAGAGTTAAATGGGTTTCTAATAACGAAGACTTTATCAGAAATACTTGGATCAACCGTACTATCCATGATAAAGCAGAGAAGCCTGTTAGCTTTCTTGCTTGTTGTAAAGCATGGTGTACTTTATGGGATCAATCTCCTGAGAATGATTACTATATAAACCTTCCTATTCCTATTGATGGATCTAATAATGGGTGGCAACACTTGGCTGCTATATCTAAAGACAAAGAAGCTGGTAAGCTTGTAGGTCTAGTTCAAACAGAAATACCTAAAGACTTCTATGTACAAACGGCTAAAGCTTTAATAGCTCGTATGCCTGAGTGGTTTGAGTCTCGTGATATGCCTATGAAACATATCCGTAAAGGTATCTCTAAACGTGGGTCTATGACTAGAGCTTATAGCGCAGGTCATTTAGCCATAGCATTAAATATGTACGCTGATTGCTACGCTGAAGGATTCCATAGTAAGTATAATATATCTATGTCAGACTGTAATGATCTATCTTTTAATCTAATTAAAGCGATAGATGAAGTTTGTCCCGGTCCGTTAGAAACTATGAGTTATCTACAAGCAATAGCAAACCACATTATAGCAGACTTGAATGAGCCTGTTATTGAGTGGACTACTCCATCTGGATTTCCAGTACGATATGAAAATTACGTAATGGAAGATATCAAATGGAAAAGCTGGATATCGGATATGAGAATCCAGCATGTCGGTAAGGAACACCGCCTTGTATACGGCAAAAAGATAGCAAGCCCTGGCGGCTTTGCTTCGGGCATAAGCCCAAACTTTATTCACAGTATGGATGCAGCTCATATGGCGTTAATTATACACCATTGGGACGGTGACTTCGCTGCAATACATGACTCATTTTCTACTCACGGTTGTGATGTAGCTAGCTTATTAGACTTAACTAAAGAAGTGTTCATTAAAATGTACGATCATGGCGATTACTATCAACATATAGCCGATATGTTATTAATGGAACCTGAAAAGTTTAGTTATAACTACAAGCTAGGAAATCTAAACGTAAAAGAAATCGCTGATAGCGATTATTTCTTTTCGTAAGGAGTAGAAGATGAGTGTTATTAAAATAAAACCCGATGGAGTAATCGGTATAGATCATAAAGATATAGCCTTTATATATAAATATGGAATAGTATTCTTAGATGAAACTGAATTCCACTTTCCTCAATACTGGATAAAGAACTATGTAAAGAAACATAATCTTGAACATCTATATGCTCCTGAGATATGTGGTTAAATAAAAAAAGGGATACCTTGGCTTGCGCCTTGGTATCCCTTATTTTTTTTATCCCATGTCTATTTGAAGAAGTCTAATATCATTAGCCAATTTCTTAGCAAACTTAAACATGTTTTCATGGGCTTTTCTATATTGCTTAGTAACACTATCATTTCTAGCTTTTAAATCTAAACCATATTTTCCTATTATTGTTTGGTATATGGAGTTTAACTCATTACCAGTAGGATCCATTTGATATATTCTTCTAAGCTCTCTTAGTCTATCACCGAGTTCATTAGTAGAATGTTCATTTAAAAATGCATAGTATTCTTCCCAAGTTCTACCTTGAAACCCAGTCATACTTCCTTCCCTAACATTACTCAAAATCTGTTTTTGCTCTATATGAAATTGTGCTATCTCAGGAAATAACATCTTCGCTTGTTCTGTAGCTGCATCGTTTACTTGCTTTTTATAAGCCTTAACTGTTTGCCCTTTCTTACGAGCAGGAAATAATCCTGAAGTTTTAAATGCAGATATAAGATTTTCTAAACTTAAATCTCCTTCTTTAAGCATATTGCCCTGAGAATATTTACTGTCTTCTCTAGTTACTGTAAAGAAATCATGAAAAGCTTTATAGCGATTACCCGCTTGAAGTATCTTTCTTGTAGGCTTTTTACTATTAAATGCAGCTACGTCTGTTAATCCGTACCCATTAGTGCTTGATATAGGTGTATCACCGATATCTGTAAGATGTTTCGTAAACCTTTCACTTGCTTTTGGTTGCCAATCTTGCATAAGACTATCAAAGTAATTATACTCTTTTATAACATTCCACCAATTATGATTAGCATGTTCTCTAACTCTTCTAGCACTTGTTAAATCTGTTTTAACAGCATCAAAGATAGGTACCATATAAGCATCTTGTAATCCATTTGGTCCTTTAAAAGAATCTGTAAACATCCTATTCATCCAAGCTCCATCAATAGCTTGTATGATAGCTGGAATACTTCTTCCTGAAGTGTATCCACCTACTATTTGTTTAATCCCACCTGGAGTTTCGATTGTTCTTATTGCACTACCAGAAGGTTGAGTCTTAAATAAGTATATATCTCCGATACTTTTATTTCCAGGTACTGTACCTGTAAGCGGAGCTTGATATGTTTGTTGAAGACTTTCTTTAGCTCCTATATAATTTGGAAGACCTAACGCACTTTCAATGGTCATAAGCTCATCGCTCATTATAGAGACCATAGCGTTAGCTCTAATAAGTTGGCCTACTTCAGTTATTCCTGGATGAATTTGAGAGTCAATAGCATCTGCTAATATATTATGAAGAAAATCTATAACACCATTACCAACTATTTCTTTACGCTCTTTAGGGCTTAACTTCTCAATAGAAGAAGGATCTTTTCCCCGCGCTATCAGCTGTCTAGTAATAATAGACTCTCTGAAATCTTTATTGTTCATGATTTCTCTTATTCTAGAAGAACCCATAACTGCTTGTCCTATAGAATCAGTTAAATTCTCTAGCATTTGGCCATATGATAAAGTCATAGGAGGTTTCTTAAGAAAATACTCCTTATCTTTAATAGCTTCTCCTAATATCTCGTATAACTCTGCAGCATGTCTAGGATTAACACGATTAGCATACTTCTCCCCTTCAGACAGCATCCAAACGCCCATTGCATTTCTAAAATCTCCAGCTACTTGGTCAGGAGAAGGATCTGCTTCAACATACTCGTCTGGCTGGTGTTCAAGCCACACATCTAACATGTTCTGTCTATTGAACTCATCTAATTTTTGAGTAGCACCAGGTTTTCTAAACATACCTGTTCTATATCCAGCTACAATAGATCCTAATGTTGCAACCCAAGAAGCAGGTCCATGTGTTAGTCCGTCAAACTCTACTCCTATATTAGAATTAAATGTTTGCTTTGCTGGATCATTAGACTTCCGAGCTTCAGCCCACATAGCTAACTCATGAGCTGCCTCAACTAAATGAAGCCCTTCAATACCTTCCTTACTAGCTTCATTAAGTAAACCATCTCCCATATTTAAACCAGGAACATCAAGTAATTCAGGGGGTATAACAATTCCTTGAGCTTTTTTACTAAGAGGACTAGTAGATTCTGGTACAGGTTCAAATCCTCCTTGAATAGCTAAATCACTAAGACTTTGCTCTTGTCCTAAAGGATCACTCTTTATTTCTTCTAATCTTATATTAGATAATGCTTCAGTGTACTTAGCATCTTGCTCATTATTTAGTAAGCTTTGTCTAATAGCATTACCAGCTGAGATATAAGGTCCTAATCTACCATGATTGGGTTTTGCCCATTCTGCATCGAAGTTCTTTACTCTAGTTTCAGGCAAATCGAATTTACTCTTTTTACCGTCAGCATCTTCTTTAAGAAAATGAATAGCCATTAACTCTTTAAACATAAGGTTAGCATCAGAAGTACCAGCAGTATTAACAGCAGTAGGAACTGCACCACCTGTAATATACCTTAACAAAGGAATTAATTGTGGATTAAATCTTGTTTGACCTGCATGCATTCTATGAGTAAGACTTTGTAACACAAAATCTAAGTAATTAACTTTATTACTATTTACTCCTACAGTATTAAGCATTTCTATTAGTTTAGTAAGCTGCTTCTCTAATTCATATTCAGGACGATACTCACCCTCTACATAATTACGACTTCTTCTTTTGTTGTTAAGTTCTGCATTAAAGGCATCAAGTTTTACTTGGCCAACATCAAAAAAGTCACCGACCTTAGGAATCGCGCCGGGTTTCTTCATTTCAGCCAGTGCAGTGATCGCAAGCTGCGTAACTATTTTACGTCTAAGCGGGTCAATTACATGACCTACATTACCCATATTAAAGCGAGCTTCTTCTATAGCTTCATGTACTTCAGGTTTAATAACAGTTGTTGCTGATTTTAAATAAACATCCTTCTCTGTTCTTGTATCTTGAAGAGCTCTAGATTTCTTGCTATGTCTAGCTTTTATTTCATAATTTCTGAAAGCATCTGGAGATGACTTCTGAGTTTCAAGAAAAACCTTTTTACCTAGATCGGTTAACCTGAATTCAACTGAAGAGTTAACGTGATCTCCTATTGCGTCAGCATCAAAACCTCCCTCATTACTTATCCTTGTTAGTAAATGTGGGTTAGCCATATGATACATCTCTTTAGCTAGAGTTCCTAAAGCTACGAATTCATTGTTACTAAGTGCGTCTATATTATATTGGTCACTAGGTCTATTGTTCATTAAGTTTTGTTCACGCTTCCAAGATTTAAAGATTTCTCTTCCTAACTCTGCATTACCTTCAACTCTTCCGATTCCACCTTCTGGTGAAAAAGTAGTATCTTGTGCTTCTCTTAAGGCTTTATCTTTAACAGACTCTTTCTCTAGAACTGCATCACCTTCTATAGGAGTAGTATCTTTTTGATACTGTGCTTTATTAAGGAAGATCTCAGTAGCTAAAGCCATAGTAGTTAAAGCTGTTGGATCAACTACCATGTTCCCTTCTCTATCAAATACTCCAGCATCAAATCCGTCAGGATTAAACATAATACCTTTAACACTTAATGGATCTATAACATTTTTATCTGAACCTGTTCTAGATATTATCTCTTTGTTATACTGATCTAAAAAAGTAGCTTCTCTATATTGACCTTCATTTCTAGGATCGCTTACTAGTGGAAGACTACCTTCAGCTTGTTGCACACCTCTTCTTAAAGAAGTTTCTTCATACACATTACCTAAGTTAACACCACGGGTTTGCTTAGGAATATACATACCTCCAATTCTAGGTCTTGACTTTTCATTAGGGCCTGCTGCGAACTGAGCTATGTTTTCTATTTGAGCTTCACTCAATCTACCGGTTGGGTCTTTCATAATATCATTAAGTTGAAACCCTGCAGCAGTAAGTGTCTGACCTGTTTTTCTAGCAGCTGCTGATTGTCTAGCCCAAGTTTCATCAGAAATTGTAGATTGATCGGCTCTTATATTACGAGCATAATCATCTGATGTAAAGTTTAATTTTGTATCGTGAGCTAGATTAACAAAGCGATTAGCCCTTCTAATCATATGTCCAGTAGCATCATCTCCTATTCCTACTACACTTTCAGATACACCTGTACTAAGACGTAATTGATCTGCTTCTGCTGTAGTTAATCTTTTTCCTACCTCATCTTGCTGGACTCCTTGATTCCATATAGCTCGAATTTTAGGTTCTCTTTCAGAAAGAGCTTCTTCTCGGTCAAGCTGTTTTTGTGCAAGCAAATCTTCTTCATAACGCTTTGCGTTAATATCATCTTCTCTTTCTTTATCTAGTCTCTCACGTCTGCTTCGTGTTACTGTAGTACTTGCGTAAGGACTTGTGTTAGCAGATGGTGTAAACTTATTTACTTTGTAATCATCTACAGCTGTAAGATACGGACGATCTCCTGTTACATTCAACTGATCGACTGGAGTTTTTAGTAAAGGTTTTGCTTTAAACCTTTCAGCCATTGTCATGCGCTTTACATTCTCAGCAACCTTAGCTCTAGTATCTTCTGTTAAAGCTCCTTGTGGGTTTACTCTTATTGCCATGTGTTATCTCCAAAATTCCATCGAGGTATATTTTTCTGTGCTTGATAAGCTGCTTGTGCTAAAGGAGAGATCTTCATAGCAGCACTTCCCAGTCCTCTTTCTCCTTGAGCTACATCTACTCCTAACTCTCCTATTCTAAGAGCTTTACTTAATGCAGCAGATTCTCCTGATATAGTTCCAAATGCCCAACCAATATTTGTTTTGTATCTCTCTTGGTACATAGGGAAAACAAAGTCTAAAACTCTTTCTGATGTACCTAATAATCCACTGGATGCAACACCTCTTCTAACGTATTCCATATCTTTAAAATAAGGAGTTGGTTCTCCATACTTTAATAAGTCTTTAAGATGTTGTGATACAAACCCTAATAAAATCATAGTAGACATAGTAGCAAAAACATTATACTTCATTGCAGGAGTACCACGTCTTGCCATTTCTGCCCACATCTTAGGCAAATGGTTTGCTTGGAATGTAGCTATGAAACCTTGGAACTGAGTAAACAAAGCGAACCTAGGATCTTGAAAGATCAAAGGTCTGTTTCCAGATTGAGGCAAAGCGACAGCCTCATTAACAAAACTAAACGTAGCATCATTCATCATTCGTGTATATTTTTCTGTTTCTATCTCAGTAGGTTCTCTGCTAGGTCGACCAAGATCACTAACATTTAAACTTGGATCACTAGCCCTACCCATATCTGGAAATCCCATATGATAGTCTACCATCCATCTAGGATCTATACCTAAATTACGTAATGCTTCTTCAGCTTCTGCAACTTCATTAGTATAAGTAGCCTTTCTATTAAAGTCAGTTCCAGCTTCTACTATTCCATGCATTTGTGCTTCAATTAATATATTTATTTTATCTACTATATAGTCTCCTGCGATAGCAGCTCTTGATGCACGAGTAGCATTAGTCCATTGCTGTAATAGAATAGTTTTAAAGTATAAATCTAAAACACGTTGGTGCATACGACCAGTTTCACTAACGCCTGTTGTATGAGCTGCACCTACTTCCCAATCTAAGAAACCTAATTCTTGTATTTTCTGGTATCCAGCAGATGTTCTTCTATGAGGGGTCACTTTACCTGTGGCAGCACCGAATCCTCTTCTAGCAGTATTGTTTAATTCATTTACAAAGTTTCTAGATATACTAGCTATACTACCATCTTTCCCAACGATCTGACTTACATTTAAACTCTTACTAACTAAGGCGAGTTCAACAAAATTAGATAGTGTAGCTAATGGTAATCCAGTAATAGTAGTTACAAATAATAAATTCTTTTGAGCAAATAACCATATTGGATTTTGAATACGCTTGTAGTTTCCTGACTCAGCATTAAGAAACCTTTTCATATCATAAGATAGTTTGTCTACTCTGCTTTGTGCATCAGCCTCACTCCAGCCTGAGCCCATTAATTCTTCTTTAACTTTAGCAAGATCATTATTAATTTTCTTATTATCAGCACCAACAAACTCTTCTAGTACTGTGTATCGTACAGCAGACTTAGCTGCGTTAGATATATTAGAAAATAAATCCATTTCTAAGAATTCGTTAAACTCAGGATTATCAGATAGATTTAAAGTTCTTTTCCTATGGGATTGAGGTTTAAATGTAGCTTTAGATACAACAGAGAATCCATCTTTACCTGCTGTAAGATCAGAAATATCGTTAACTCCATCTTGCCTTATAATAGCTTCTGTTAATTCTGAAGCTTGCTCTGGTGTAACTAACGGTCTACCTCTACTATCTTTAAGATTTAATAAAGCATTCTCAAATCCCGCTCTATTCTTTTCAACAGCTTCTTTATTTATAGATCTATGTCTAGCTAAATAATCTTTAATCTTTCCTAATTGAGGATTATGTTTAGACTGCATGTTATGCATTCTATTTCCTACTTCATTTAACTTACCTACAAGTGCTATAAACGCAGGAATATTCTCACTTAGTGGTCCTTCTAAATCTGTTTCCCAATTAACTTCTCTTCCTTCAGCTGCAGCTTTTTCATGAGCTCTATTAAAAGCTTCATAAAACTCTTGACTAAACTTAATACGAGCTTTTCTTTTATCTGATCTTCCAAACCCAGCAAGTATATTAGATACATCTCCTAGTATATGACGTATCTTAGATATCTCATGGTGCTTTCTATTTTCGTATGACTCACCTGAAACAGATCTTTGTAAGTTACCACCATACTTTTCAGCCATTATACGAGCTGTTGTAGAATTATTTTGAAGCTCATCAGCAAATCCCATATTACCGAATGCAGATCTCATAATTCCACGATACAATCTAGGAAAGTTTGTAAATGAGTCACGAATTATTTGAGCCATATCTCTTTGTTTTAATTTCTTTTCATGTCTTTCTGCTTGGTCATTTATATCTTCGTTACTATCAAAGAATGGATCACCAGATTGTCTCTCAGTTTCAAATTTGTTTGTATCGTTTTCTTCTTGAATATTATATTGCTGTCCGTTCTTAGCTATGTCTCTTTCAGCTAGCTTACCCATCTTAGATGTCTGTTTACCTGTATTAGTACCAGTTCTATAAGCTACATCTGTCCAAGCACCGTAGTCGTAAACTCCTCCAGGTACGGAGAAGGCACCACCAAGAGAAGTACCTGCAATAGTAGCATCAATAAGACGATCTTTAAACTCGTGAGCATTCCAATCTCTAAATCCATTAGCATGGTGAGCTGCAGTATATCCAATAGATTCTTGAAGTGCTTCAGTTATACCTTCACCTGTTCCACCAACCGCAAGTCTCTTTAATTGTGACTTAACTACGTTCCGCATTCTTAACTGGTCTTTAGCAAACTTAGCTGCGTCAGTAGCTAGCTTAGCTGTCTCTTGACGACTATATGTTAATATCAAATTCGAAGCAGCTTCTTTAGATAACTCTGTACCACGAGGTATTACTGTGATACCACTTACCTTAACTCCTTCTGTTCTAGCTTTATTTATTAAAGCATTAACTGCTGTCTGTCGTCCTTCTTTAGATAACAACGTACCTTTAGCTAAGAACCCTAAGCCAAGTCTATCTAGTGCAGTTTGAGCTACACCCGTTACAATAGCTAGTGGCGCGTTCTTATTATCTCCTTCCATATCATTCCATACAGTACCTGAATATAAAGAAACAGGAGCAAGTAAAGAAGTACCATAAGTAAAAGGAGCTGCTAATGTTCCTGCCATAGTAGTTGCCATGTAAGGTAAGGAGATGGCTGCGTTGTTAGCTACATATTGTAGAAATCCATCTCTTCCGAAGAATCCATCTATGTCTTTATAGCTAGTTACGATCTCAGGTTTTCTTGCGATCTCTCTTCTAGCTCTATATATACCATTCTCACCTACGTTCTTAGCCCAGTCCCATCCAGTAGTTTCGCCAGTCATTTCAACAGCACCATACAAACCTTCAATAGCGCCTGTTAAGCCTACATCCCAAGCCGTAGCAAAAGGACTAGTAGCTTTATTACGTAGATCTCTATCGAAACTTCTGTATTTTACAGATCCAGGCATAAAGTAATTACCACCATAAGCTAACTCAGTTTCGTCTATAGCTTGTTGCTTTATCATAGTCTCGTATTTAGTTTCATCGTATATAGCATCTGCAATAGCATTCCTAGCTACGTCCCAATCTTCTCCCTGTCCATGAGTACCTATAGCTTCAGCTACTATATTAGCTTTTATTGCTTCATTAGATGTGTATCTTGTTGGATCTAAGACACCAGTTTTTATTAAAGTATTTTCCCAACTTCTACCAGCTTCGTCTTGTAAGTCAATTATCTCTCGACCTAATGCATCAAATCTACCTGACCTTATAACGTTAGTAAAGCCTTCTTTCTTAGCTAAGTTCATTAATGCTAAGTTAGCTTTATTAGATCCAGAAGTACTAGCTTTAATATTATCTACACCAAAATACTTGGCAACCTCAGGAGCATCTATTCCTTGAAGTCGGAATCTTAATGGTCTACCTTGATCGTCAAAGTCTACCTTAGACTCTACAGTATCTGCATCTAAAAATCTAAACTCTTCATTTAGATCAGTATTAGAAACTACAGGAGCTAATCTTTCTGATAAAGACATTCTTTCCATTTTAATTCCTACTTCATAAATTCTTTTTGATCTAAAGCAATTTCATTTTGTAACCATTCAAAGAATGGCGTAGTATCTTTAAGCTTCTTGCCTTCCCATTTCTTTCTATCAGCATCACTTAAATTCTCTGGATGAGGCTTACCTTCATATTGAGCAGTTCCATTCCAAAGTTCTGCATAAGTATTAATATAATTACTTATGTCAGTAAGTGAATCGGATTGTCCTGATCGTAGTAATAAGTGGCCAATGTTTCTCTTCATGTGAGCGAACTCTTTTGCATTAACCCCACCAGCTGCTGGATTACCTGGATCAACTTGAAATAACCCAGGTTCACCACCTGCTTGTTTAATGATAGCGCTATTTAAGTATCCTTCTATATACTCAGGTTTCATACCATCAGCTCTTTCATTGTCTGATTGACTTATCATATCCAACATAGCCATGTTAACTATATCACCAAGCCTACTTAGATCTATATTATTTTCTCGAGCCCATGTGACTGCGTGTTCTGCAGCAAGTTGTGGTTTCACATTTGTAGCATAATTCCAACCACCATCTTTTTTCTCGCCTCTTCTACCATCAGATGTTCTAATTTTAGTAATTAGTTCTTCCATAAG